GCTTCTTTTTCCTTTTTCTCTTGTTCTTTAGCTCTTTTTTCTGCTTCTTTAGCCGCTTCTTTTTCTCGTTTTTCAGCCTCTTTGTGATTCTTTTCAGCTTCTTTAGCCGCTTCTTTTTTCCGTTTTTCAGCCTCTTTATGAAGTCTATCTGCTTCTTTAGCAGCAGCTTTTTCCCGTTTTTCAGCTTCTTTTTGATTTTTCATTGTTTTTCTGTGTTCCTCTTTTAATTCTTTTTGTTGTTTTCTAGTTGCTGCCTGAATTGCTTTTTCTTGCACTTTGATTTCTTTTTCTGTTGCCTTAACTTCATCGGCAACCCGAAGTTCTTCAAAATGGGCGATATTTTCGAGCAATTCTTCATCTATCATACCAGTATGTTTAGCAATAATTTGTTTTAAATTATTGTTCTTTATTTCATTGATATAGTCATCTTGTTGCTGAAGTAGTTTTTCCTGGGCTTTCTTTTCCCTCGCTATTTCTTTAGCTTCTTCTTTTTGTTCTTGCAATATGGATTTCATAGTTTTTTTGACACTTGCAATTGTTTTCCGGCGTGTTTTCAATAACTCTTTTTTTTCTTCATTTACCGCTTTTACTTTCTCGTCAATGTTTTTCTTAAGTGTGCTAATGTGTTTTTTATGTTCTTTCTTTTCATCTTTTGTTGTCATTTTGAGCAACTCACATTCCGATGCAGTTATTTTCCCTTTCATTAATTGTTTGATTTGTTTCAACCGATTTTTTTGCGCATCAATAACAATGTTCAAAGAGTTTTTATGGTTCTCAATGACTTGATCTAGTCGTTCTATTTCTCTAGTGTTCCAGAGTACTTCCGGTATATCTTTAATTGCTTCATTTAAATCAGTCGTGTCAGATATTTTTTTCCCGCATTTTCTGGTAATAGTGTAATACATACTATTTTCTAATTCGGCTTTCTTTTTTAATGTTTCCGGAGAATCATCTTCTTTCATTTCTTTTAGCAATATTGATTGAGCACCCCGTCTTTCTTTTATAGCCTCTCTTAGTTCTTTAATGCGGTCTTTTATGGATTGAATACCTTCTTTTGCTTCCGAAACGATGTTTTTTATATGTTCTCGGACAATTTTTTCGCACGATTTTTTGGCTTTACCGTCATAGTCGTTGCATTTATTTTTTAAAAACGCCAATTTTGTCGCAGTAATACCTTTTATTTCTTCATCTATTTCTTTGTTATTTTCTTCGATTTGTTGCTTTAGCTCATTTATTTCTTCCGATGCCTGTTCACGTACTAATTTTTTATCCAACTTCATAACTTCTTTTATATCATCTACTAATGGGGAGTTAACAAACTTAACAATAGGTTGAGAGAACTGGCGGGCATCTTTTTCACGATTCAAATAACTAACATATCCTGCAATATTGTCTAAATATTTGCGTTCTCCTTGTTGAGTAAATCGGCCTTCTTCGTTCAAATATTCTTGCGAGAACTCCGGAAATTGGTCCGGCATTTGTTTGTCCATAGGTTTCAATAAATTGATGAGTTTAACTAATTCCATTGGGTTTCCAGTTATAGGTGTTGCAGTCATCAGCAACAAACGCACCGAGTTTTTACCACTAACTATATAGGAGTTTTGTAAAGCGGCATTTAGCGCTTGCATATCGGGACGTTCAATCGATGAAAGGTCTTCTCCACCATATAACTTATGAGCCTCATCAATAATTAGCAACGTTTTTTGCAATGGGTCGGCTTCACCATTTTTCTTAACTAATGCACTATAAAAACTGTTTTGTTTGCTCACCAAATTACTGAATTGTTTGTATGACATAGGACGGATACTCCACGATTTAGAAAGCATACGCATACGCTTGGCGTGTTCATCTGGCAAGTTTTCGATTTCTTTTCGAATACTTTCATTACATACTTGATCAAACATATTTTTCCATATATCATTTTTCAATGTTGTGCGAGTAACCCACAAAATAGTATATCCTTCTCTCTCAAATGATGACGTGGCAGCTGCTATAGCAGAACACGTTTTACCGGTTCCGACCGAGTGCCATAAAAACATTCCTTTAACAGGGTTTTGAGGAGTGAAATAATTGCGTACAAAATCTTGGGTAGGTGTATAATCTAATAGAACTGCACCACCTACTTTTTTTTCCACACAATTGTTCTCCATTTTTATGTCTTTCCATTTGTATTCGCTAAAGTATTTTCGGACAAACGCGCGGTTTTGGTCAAAATCCATTGGTTCATCCAATTTTTCTCCCAATATGCGCTTTGGTGCACGTGGGTCAAAAATGAGTTTGTATTTAGGACCACCACCAAACATAACATCATCGTGGTCCGGTTCAATAGCAAAATTGTGTATATCCCGGTTCAATTCATAATCAACTGAGCCATACACGGTTGTTCGTTCTAGATCGTGTTGAAAATTAAAAAGCCGGAAATCAATGTTCATAGACTTCATATATAGATCAAACAGGGTTGAAGACGATAACATTTGACGTCTGAGTTCTCCTGGTATTTCAATATCATATATAAATACGTGGAGAGGCCACCCCTTTGTGGGATGAAAATCCAAGCCTTTTTGACCACAAGTACGGGTTCCACGACCAATAACTTGTTTTTGATCGGCCATAGTAGTTTGCGGCTCATAAATATGCACGTATTTTATATCGAACAAATCGATACCTTCTTTATATCCACTATCCATAACAATAATACGGGCCAATTCGCCGTAAACATTTTCAGGACGTTGATTGAACTTTTTCAAAATGGTTTTTTTCATAGCAACACTAATTGGTTGGTCATATACTGCGACTGAAGAAAGCAAATAGAAGTTATTGAACTTAGTTTTCAAAAGAGTATCGTCGTCATCTAATACGATTTTTTCGTATGGTTTTTTCGATTTAGGGTTCGGATTTGGTTGAGCTGAATAACCTAAATGCATTCCTTTAGTCATCAATGCACCGGCTATCAATTTAGCACCATATAACCCGGTTTTTAGGTCGGAAAAAATAAAATGTTTGTATTTTCGCCCGTCTTTTGCCATATCACGTTTATCGAGGTCGTCAATACGTTTTAATAAACTTTCCAATTTAGACGAATGTGTATGAATGGCTGAGCTTAAGGCGGCGGGGTCAAAATCTTTAGTATCAAACTTATATTCAGCCTTGGTTTTGCTCCAATTCGATTTTTTTCGAAGACATTCTGAATCGTATTTGTAATATGTGGACGGAGTTAATAGACCAGCAATATCCTTATGACCTACGGCCTCAAATACCCCCGATTCTCGAACATCCACTGATTCGCTGTCATCAGTGGATTCACTCGCATAACTATTAGATTCTTTATCAGATTTTTCAGAAGATGATGTAGACATTATATAATATGTGGCTAAAATATATTATATAGACGGCTAAAATATATTCTATTCTAAGTATATATCAATAATGTCATCAGGACCAAGTCTAGGAGGAGGACCATATAATGGATGGTCCCCGGTTCAAACTATTGGAAACGAAAAATCTAGCGAACAAGTTATGTCACGACGTGTAGTAGTTAAAAGTTGGAATACAAATTATACAACTGGTACATTTAATGGAAAATCTCGTATTGTAACACCGTTTCGTGCAGTAAACAATTTAGGAGACTTTTTACAACGTGAAAATTATATTTGTGGTGGTCCTAATCAAGTCAATGCTGACAAACCCGGATGGAAAGGTCGCATTGGTTCGATTATTTCAAATTGTGATGGAACTGGAGTTCCCTCTTCTACTTGCAATGTGAGGTATGTTCCAGATGCATCTGACTATATTAAGTACAAGAAACTTCAAGCACAAAACCGAAACTACAATGACCTGAAAAATGGTGGATACAATAACGCTGCTTATGTTCCTTTGAAAGCAGTTCGTCGCTAATAAATCCAGATAATATACGTGTTTAGTACATATTGCACAGTTTTAATTAGCAATGGTGTAAAATATTATACCACTGTATAATATACTACAAAACAAACAATGCTTCAAATGTTTATGTACAGAAGAAACAATATCAATAATGGCATATCATACAGTCAGCGCGGGATGCCACAAAAGGACTTTACTTCAGATGGCGCCGGTTCATTTGCTATAGGGCGTCAAAATTATGTTGAAACTGCAAATGCAACCAATTCGATGACACAGTCTCAAAAAACTGCCAAAAAATGGTATGGAAACCGAGATGCGTCTGCAGTTGTTGATAAAAGGAGAAATACTAATATAGGTAAAGGCAGTATAAATAGTGCAAATACTGCCATAGGATTTACTACAGATATAGATAGAAATACTGTCAGACAAGCACGCATTCGCACCAGAGCAGGAGGTTATGTTGTACCGCCCAAATGCGTTCATACTCCAGGTAAATCTGGTGCTGTTTGTTTCACAGATGGTCATTCGGACATTAGATATAACGCAATAACAAGGGCGGCAACTAAAACAAATGAAAATACAGACCGTACAAAAGATTTATTGTTAAAACGCGATAATTTGGGATGTAGTGTTCCATATGACTGTCTAAACAAATCCACTTTTTGCAAAACCCAGTGTTAGACTACAAAATAAAATATAGTATATTTGTATATAGATTGTCATAGTATGCTACTGAATAAATATTTAGTCGAGTTTTTAGGTTCCATATTTTTCATATATGTAGTTTTATCAACTGGAAACCCACTTGCAATTGGCGCAGCTTTGGCGTTAGCTATGTTGCTAACAAAAAATATTTCAGGTGGATTTATTAATCCTGTAATAACTATTACGATGGCAGCCGCTGGTCAAATTACAAATGTCGAGATACTTCCCTATTGCATTGCCCAAATATTAGGTGGGTTGGTCGCACTAGAGTTATACAAACGAATTAGACTATAATGTGGTTTGAATAACTATTATATTATGTCGTTATTTATCATATACTATTCATAATATAATACTCAAAATATTTACATATGTTATCAGAACAGGCAACCATAGGTAGCCCATTCTTATCCATAGTTTGGTTGGGCAAATACCGGTATAGGTATAGGTATAGGTTTAGAAATAGCGTTGGTATTTTCATTATTATCTAATAAAATCGACTGTTCAAAGAATTGTTGGATATCATACAAATAATCCATTGTATTATTGTTGCTTTTACTAAACCAACTAATTTTTTGCATTTCTGTATAAATATCAATTGATTTTTCTCTGTTTTTTAGAGATTCGCGGTTCGTGTCAGTATCCATATCATAATCAGTGCCAACAACTACAGTAACTATACTGCGTATGGCATAATTCGAAGTCAAACTCTAAATCCATAACTTGCAAAGCATAACTAGAATCTGATATGGCAATGTGGGAGGCGCTAGATTGGTTAGTAGTAGTAATAGTAGTCATAATATATACACAATATATATTATAGTGTATATATTTTTATATATTGTTTATTACAAACAAATATATTCAATATTTCAAATATCTAAATAACACATATAATCCAACGACAGTAAGAGAACCTATATAAATCGTGTTAATGGTACTCATTTTAGATTGTTCAAACATTTTTGATGCAATTACATCGGGAACTGCAGGAACTGGTGTTTCGGCTATATCAAGTTTTTCTTCTTTTTTGGTAGATTCTACTCCAGAATCGCGATTCTTAGAAATCATAGTATATTTTGGAGTAGTATCCGGAGATGTTTCGGCGTATACCGCATAATCAGATGTATCTAGTTTCAAATAATCATCAAATCCTTCAATAGATTTTTCTTTTGATGGTTTTATAAATGGTTCCGGAGAACTGCTCAATATATTACCTAAATTATCTTTATATGTAAATATTTTTGCCATATCCTATAGAGTATATATACATAAGATATACACTCTATATTTTTTATTATTATAATTTATTATACGTCGTACCATTTTCACTATCAAAACATACAGTGCATTGGTTTTTATTGTCTAATTCATTGGCTGATTCATTTTCTGAAACCGGTAAGTATGATTTTTCAAATCCAGGTCCAGATATAAATCTGCATCCAAATATTTTCCCTCTTAGATACGAAAAAAATGCACAAACTCTCTGTAAAAACATACTAATTTACTTAGTATTATAAAAAATATTTTATATCAATTTTTGCAATAACATAAAGATAACCCAATAATCTTCTATATCTACTATTACTCAAACAAATAAAAAATGTGCGGAATATTTGCCCTATTAAACTACGAAAACAAATATTCAATTGAGTTTATTTCGCAACAATTTAAAAAAGGTCGCGAAAGAGGTCCAGAGAACTCTCAATTATGCAAAGTTAGTCGCAAATTAATGTTTGGATTTCACCGCTTAGCCATAAACGGTCTCACAAATGATTCAAGTCAACCACTTATCAAAGGCGATATTATATTGATTTGCAATGGAGAAATATACAACTACAAACAGTTATATGAAACTATGGGACAAGTTTGCCCGGTCATACCAACCACACAATCAGATTGCGAAGTAATTATATGGCTATATGAAAGATATGGTATTGAACAAACTTTGCAAATGTTGGATGGTGTATTTGCTTTTGTTTTATTAGACCAAAGAATTGATATTGGAGAACCAATGATGTATGTTGCACGCGACCCTTATGGCGTCCGCCCTTTATATAGTATTCATCAAGTATCTGAAAAATGCACTGGAGAATCCACTATTGGATTTGCATCCGAATTGAAAGTTCTCGCCCAATTTGCTATACAATTCCCACAAACAAAATATAAAACGGAACAGTTTGTACCCGGGTCTTATTCCATTTATACTTTTTCGGATAAAGTCTCTTCTGAATGGTCTCCTATAAGACAAAATATTGTATATCATACAACCGGATTCAGTAAAACATTATATAATTCTACGGAAATAACCACATCTGTACCGGAAATTATACAGTGTATTCAGAACCACTTGATTGCGGCAGTTGAGAAACGATGTTGCACTACAGAAAGACCAATTGCGTGTTTACTATCTGGTGGGTTAGACAGCAGTTTAATAACTGCATTAGTAAGCGAATATCATCATAAAAATGGACTTCCCCCAGTAGAAACATATAGTATTGGTTTAGCAGAATCGGTAGATTTGAAATATGCTAAATTAGTTGCCGAACATTTAGGAACAAAACATACGGAAATTATTTTGACTGAAGAAGATTTTTGCGAGGCAATTCATACTGTTATACCAGCTATAGAAAGTTATGATACTACAACTGTTCGAGCAAGTATAGGTAATTATTTGTTGGGTAAATATATTGCTAAACATAGTCAAGCAAAAGTCATTTTCAACGGGGATGGTTCGGATGAATTGACCGGTGGTTATTTGTATATGCAAAAAGCCCCGGATTCTATTGAGTTCGATAGAGAATGTCGCCGGTTGCTAAAGGATATACATACATTTGATGTATTGCGATCGGATAAATCTATTTCATCCCACGGCCTAGAACCGAGAACCCCGTTTTTAGACAGAGCTTGGACACAGTATTATTTGTCTATACCACCGGGTATTAGAAAGTTCTCCGGACAAACTGAGAAGTATTGGCTGCGTTATGTATTTTCCGAAGGTCGCTATTGTCCATTTTCTGGAAATTCTACATTATTACCTGAAAAAGTATTGTGGAGAAGGAAAGAAGCATTTAGCGATGGGGTTAGTGGAGAACAAAGGTCGCTATATCAAATATTGCAAGATTATTGCGCTAAAATGGTTCCTTTAGGAGAATACAAATCATATGAAGAAATGGTGAAACACAATTCTCAAATGCAAAAAGTTGCAACAAATATTCCTAAAACTGCTGAACAATACTATTATAGATATGTATTTGAATCACATTATATGGGAATGGGTGATATAATCCCCTATTTTTGGATGCCTAAATATGTGGATGCGACAGATGCAAGCGCGAGAACTTTAGCAAATTATCAATCCGATTCTTCTATCTAGTTATAGAAACTGTATGAAAACCCATTGTCAGACTGTCATTTACTGAAATCTTTATAATCGTTCCGTCTTCCATATTTAGCAAAACTAATCCCCCCGGGTAATTGTCTGTTTCATTATTATTAAACTCTCTCAAACTTTGTTCTCTTAAATCTACCGCTTCGCGGTCGCAATTATTGCCAAATGCAATTAATCCATTTTTATTATTTAGGCGAACTGCGATTGGTTCTCCACAAAAAAAAATATTATCAAACATCCATTTTTGTGTTATAGCCATATTATCATCGACACGTACAAACCCATTTATTTTACGTTTTTGTATATTACGTAAAATGATATTGCCTAAAATATCTTCCACCGGAAAATCCAAATTATATTTTTCGGTTTCCAAGTTATTGCATACATACGCAGTATTATGACACTTGTCTATGACTATCTTGCGATATCTACCTTTTATTTTTATGCTGTCAAAATCGATATCATCGTATAGGGGAGCATATATTTCCAATTTTTTGTATGAATCCACATATTTAGCAAAATGAAATAGGTAAAATGGCGAATGTAATTTGTATGTAGAAACGTGTCCAGTATATTTTTGGAGAACGTGGATATATGTGGGCGACGTTTTTTTAAAATGCAACGGTAATTTCCCCCTAAATAATTTAGGAAAATCAAATACTAGGGGAGAATCAATTATAACAATACTGTCGTTTGTTGAAAGAAAATCGTGTACTATCGGTATGTATCGTGTTTTTATAGTGTGTTTTAAGATAACCTCTTGCAAGTTCTCATCCATTGTGTAATACACAACCTTTTTAGCAAATATATGGTAGTCAATAGATTCTATTACTCTTGTTCCCCACCAATTTGTGGAATATTTAGAATGTCCAGAAAGTGGATAGGGAGTCTTTATTTTTCCGATTGTTTCTATAGTGGATGTATTATGATAAAAATGCAATAGATATGGATTATCTCTCTCAAATAGAGCATATGCAGCAGTCGTATTTTCATCAACTGGTGTATACAGAGGTAATATAGCAGTATTTGCCGCGCCTAAATTATTGCATTTATTAATTCCAATTAAATATCCGAAATACTTTAGCAATTTCATTCCTAAACTTTCCGAGGTTTTGTTTTCTTTATTTTTTGTGTTCTCCTCTTTTAAAACTTTATCCGTTTTAATCAGATGTTTAGCAAATGATACATTTTTCCCATTAATGAAAATACCTTGTATAACTCCATCACCTGTAAATAGGTCGAACAGGTTTTTGACGTTTTCTGGCAATACATTGGGTCCAATAATTCCGAAGAATTGTTTCTTGTTAGGTTCTTGGATATATTTAGGAATATGTGGAGAACTTTCAGAAAACAGTTTTTTTTGCAACCAGGGAGTTAAAAAAAAGGCAGACACGGAAGTATTTAGAAAAACGGCGGATGAAAATAAAATCGAAAATACTATTTTATATTTGTTCAAAACGTACATATTTAGGAAAAATACTATATATTTCACAAAGCCTTTATATAATGACTTCTACCTTATAGAAATCATTATATTACGCACATATCCACTCAGTATTCTAAACCAACGAATAATTAAAATGACACATTTTAATTCTTCGGGGTCAGATACCAGTAACGATTTGAAACGTGCACCCTAGCCATAGGCTAAGGGTGCGGTTTTAAACCAACGAAGAATTAAAATGACACATTTTAATTCTTCGGGGTCAGATACCAGTAACGATTTGAAACGTGCACCCTTTCGGGTGCGGTTTTAAATCTTCACTAGTATAAATCTTCACTAGTATAAATCTTTACTGGTATAAATATATATTTTGGTTAGTTGATTTAGGATATTTAGGATATTTAACTATAATAAACTCCGCCATTTTTACGTTCCATTGTTTGTATACTAATTGGCTTGTTCTCATACAAGTTCGCCGGATATGGACTCTCATAATGATTTACTTCAGAATGCCACAACAATTTATAGACGCCATCAATAGAAGTTACTAAAAACTCGGGAGTATGGTAATATGTATCCACTATTTTAGGCAAATTCCTGGTATGACTCGACTTAGACCACCAAAAATTACCGGAATAATGCAAAGGTGCGCCGCGTTCTTGTAAATTACACCCCACTGCGTTCGCGCCATTATTTAGTTCGGCTATACACGTCAGATATTTATACACATTGAAATGAATCATATATTCGCACCAATCATATACATTCGGTCCAAAGATTTTATCCCTCCAATGTTTGACTCCCTTTGAGTGCATATATAGTACGTAAAACTCAGGTTCGTTATTGGAGTCTTCTATCAAACGGTTCAATGCGGAACGTTCAAATAAAGATGTATCCGGCGAATAAAATTGAATAGTTATTTTCGGATCTGAAAATAAAGGGTCACATGGATTATAATCAGTTCCTAAAACAGTCATACGTATTTCTTTTATAAGAGCATATAACCCACTATTTTTCAATTTAAACATCATTCGGGAAAATATATTGCGCCAATTTGCAATACAGCATAAATGGTAATATACATAAATAGGTGTATTGCAAATTGTATGTGGTTGTATATATTTGTTTAAATAAATATCATATAGTGGTGGTAAATATGGATTCTGTTCTAATGGAACATGTGTCATATGAACATATCCACGTCCAAATAAATCGACGCCACTTTCTAATCTCTGTGTAATAACATTTTCATCTGTATATTCAGGTGAATTGTATTCCTGATGGCCAAACTCCAGCAATTTATTGCGAATAAATGCTACATCTCCAAAATAACTCAAGTGCCAACCGCCTTTTTCTAATAATGGAAGTTCTCCTTGTCTGATTTCTTCAGGCGTTTTTTGCAATAAATATTCATATGATACTATTCTGGCTTTTGACCAAAACCACGTATTTTTGCAGCACAAATTGTAATAATACATATCTTGTGTCAATGCAAATCCATTATCAACAATCAATCTACCATCCCTAAACTCGACCAATCTTTGAGGATCGATAATTTCGTCTAAATCGGATATAACAACTAAGTCGTCTTTAGTTAAACCGAGTTCTTCTGATTGTACACATTCTTTTATACAATTGCGCTGAAAGTTCTCATTTTCCCATTGCTGATTTTTAGAATAGTCTATATTGGGGGCTTTAAAAGGTAGGTCAGCAACCTTATGAATAATCTTGTTCTTATATTTTTCAAATAAATCTGCATTATCTGCGTAATAATTGGGTTTAGGATGACCTGCGTGCGTTGTATTTGCCTCTACTAATATAAAAAAATCTACATAATCATACAACGCCGCTAACCTGTATTGCAATAGATCCAATTCATTATAAAACGTAAAACAATCGACAATTTTCATCGCGTTTTATGAGAACTTTAGTAATACAATTACATAGGTTTTCCTGTTTATATCTCTTTGGGTAAAATATATTTAGAAATCTCCTTATGCAAATATTGACGTTGAAACTCCGCTGAAAACACGTTCCTAGTAAGGTCGAGCGCACCCTGGGCAATTTCTTTTGCCAATGTATCATTGTTTTTAACCCATTCTATTTTCTCTACTAAATCACTCAAATCGTAGGCAATAGGTATATAATTAACAAATGGAATCAAGTATTCGGAGAACCAGCAATATGCATTGGAAATAAAAAACGGAACCGCCCCGGTTGCGAAGCCCCACATATGATTCGACGCAATAACATTTCCGTCCACAATAAAATAGATTTTCTGGGATGTCATATACATATGGTGTATATGTTCTCCAAAAAGTTCTTCGGGGATACCCTTATTTTCACTCCACCAACGACCTATTCTCACTTGGGTATCCGGATTATACTTGTATATCTCTTTTACGAATCGGATTCGTAGTGATTCACCTTCCGATATACCAGAGCAGCCTCCGCGCCATACTAATTCGTCGCTCCTATTCTCCCATTCAGGCAATGTATGACGTGGAAACCAATATTCTAGTCCATGTTCGAAAAAGTTGTCCTCCAGTGGTATATACACATAATTTATATCAGGTTCTCTATATTCTAGTAAGGATAATACACCAACTATGAGAACTCGCCCCGAGTCTTTTGCGTATTGTACATATGGTTCTATATCCGTTTCCCAATACAAATGATGATACCCCTCGTTATATGGGTTATTGCGGGTCACATTACCGTCGCTGCGAGGTATAATAAAGAGAGATTTTTCCGGTAAAATGGATTGAATATATTTTATAATAGGGCCATTTTTATTTGCAGATGAACAAAATCCGTGCCATACGAAATCATAATCAATGTCTTTTATGAGAACCCCGTCTTCAAATGCCAAAACATTAGGGCGCATATTTTGTATAGATTTCTCAGGTTCCATAATGTATGTAGTTTATAGTATATGACAGAAAATCTTTATATTACTGTTGAAAATAAAACTATCGCTACAGAAAATTGAAATCTATCGTTAAATAATTTATAATAAGCATTATGTCAAAGTTTATTATACTAAATCAATAACAATGAACACATGTACTACTACTAACACTAACACTGCCACTACTATGGAAATATCAACAATGAAAGAAAACATTCATTGCCCGGAAGATATTATTTCGGGAAAGTTGATTACAAAACAACATAGACAAGAACAACATGGTCGGGTAGCTGGTGGAGGAGGTTCCAGGAAACCAGAAATATATCAACTTGAAAAAATAGTTGAAGGAACTGGATTTCCTTGTTCTAAAACGAAGTTTCGCATCAATAAGAGAACCATACAAATGCACGAAATTGCACATCCAATGAAACACTCGAATGGATTTGATTATACAGAGAACTTTGACGGAATGCAAAAAATAGGCGAAAAAACCGTATGGATAAATCTGAAATCAGTTGTAGGTAAGGGAGGTAATCAAACCAGAACATTGCGAGACGAATGTTATCCATTTGTAGAGGCACAATTACACTATTTATTTAGAACAAATCATACGAATTGTTTCTTTGCCAATATATTTGACGGAGATGAAGCAGCTGAAAGAATGCGCCAGTTTAATTATTTGTTGAATTTACCGGAATTTGAAAATGTTAAAAAATACGTTTATGTTGGAGATTTGAAAACTTATTTTGACTGGGTGAAAACTGCTATATAATTTGAAAAACAAAACACAATAATTATAAATCAGCAATTAAATGTAATACAATAGTGTAGGCTAATTCAAATGGAATACGTTTTCGTGCATATTCTTTAGATTCTCTAAATTGTGGTAGAAATAAACTCCAAGTTTCTGTGCGTTTTTTTTCTATAAGTTCATTGAACTTAGAACATATAGTTTGCTGTTCTCCGGCAGATAATATACGGCCCTGAACACATAGAGTTGCATATGTCCGACTACTGTCTTTTGCTGGATATACATAGCCATCCTTATACTCTAAACGAATACGACCATCTTGCGTTCCACTATCTAATGCACATAAAGTAATAGACGTCATTTGTTCTCCTGCTTTCAATTGTTGTCCATCGACGTGTCTTCTAATTTTTATGTGCGAAGGAACCTGTAATTTGTATATATCTCCGCCGATAATCCAATCGTTCTCTGCACTCATTGTAAATATGCGTTTTTCACCAGATGGCATAGAAATCCATTCTACTCTTTGTTCAGTAAGCAATATTGGCGATTTTTCGAATGAAAATGCAACTACCGTCGTAGTCGTATCTGGAAATACAGTTTCTTCAAAATACTTAACCAATAATAATTTGTATTTAGACAGAAAATCATTTCTACAACAAACATCTAGATCTCTCGGAGATAGGAAAAACCCCGCTGGAATAATGAATATTCCTCCGACACATTGTGTAGGCTGTTGTGTTATAGATGTTATGAAACATTTGTACAAATCGTTTGTATTATATTTATCGAATATTTCTTTTTTATCGCATTTGTTTCGCGCAAGATATGGCGGGTTTGTCAATATCCACGCGTCTGTATAATCTGGTGGATTATTTAGAGTATCTCGTAATATAATGCCTTCATTTTTTGGTTCAATATCATATGCTTCTATCGGTAATGTTGTTCCCATATTTTTAATCCATTCGACTAAATCTCCTTTCCCTGCAAATGGTTCTATTATACATCGTGCATTAGATGGTGGTCCTGACAATTTATCCAAGATATATGAATTATTAACGGTATAAAATTGGCCACGGGTTTTTTTGTTATTTTTGGTATGTTGCGGTTTTGTAGCTATATCATCCCGCTTCGCATCCGGATGGTTTTGTAATAATTCTATTAACATATTTTTAGGTTTATTGCTATATCCTTTTATATTTTTATTTTTGCAAATTGCCAGTAATTCATCTTTGGTTTTGTTATTGTAGTCGGTCATTTGTATACTGTATATTATGATTTTATATTATTGTATTTTTATATTCAATTTTATGTATATTTGTGTGTGTGTTTAGGTATAAAGACAAAAAATCTATAAAAAAAACGCATATACTAATGATTTTTTGAAAATGGTATAAAATCTAATGAGTATATTATTTAGGAAGAATGACTACGCCCGAACCCCATTTTATTGAACCCCTATTAAAACCAGACGATAATCGCTTTGTAATGTTTCCTATTCATAACCAAGATATATGGAAAATGTATAAAAAACAGATGGATTGTTTTTGGCGTGCAGAAGAAATTAATTTGGCGCAAGATTTGGGAGACTGGGAAAAGCTGTCATCAGATGAAAAACATTTTATTAGTATGGTTCTCGCATTTTTTGCCGCATCTGATGGCTTAGTTTTGGAGAACTTGGCATCACGATTTATGAATGACGTACAAGTATCTGAAGCCCGAGCGTTTTACGGATTCCAGATTGCAATGGAAAATGTGCATTCTGAGACATACTCACTTTTGATAGACACATATATCAGAGATGAATCCGAAAAAACCCGTTTATTTAATGCTATAGAGAACTATCCCTGTATTGCTAAAAAGGCCAATTGGGCGAAAAAATGGATCGGTGATAATCGTAGTTCATTTGCTTCTCGTTTAGTTGCATTTGCTGCTATTGAGGGTATATTTTTTTCGTCTTCGTTTGCCTCTATTTATTGGATTAAGAAGCGCGGATTAATGCCGGGGCTCACATTTTCTAATGAATTGATTTCCAGGGATGAAGCTTTGCACACGGAGTTTGCAGTGTTGTTGTATAGCAAATTGATGAAGAAACTAAATAAAAAACGAATATACGAAATCATTCAAGAGGCGGTGGAAATTGAAAAGGAGTTTATAACTCAGGCCATTCCATGTCGTATGATTGGTATGAACGCGAACTTAATGACTCAGTATATTGAGTTTGTTGCCGACCGTTTGATAGTCCAATTAGGATATGACAAAGTATATAATGTATCGAATCCATTCGATTTTATGGAATTGATTAGTATAGAATCCAAGGTTAATTTTTTCGAACGCACGAATGCTGAATATGCTCTGGCAAACAAGTCAATAGATAAGGATATATTCGATTTAATTGCGGATTTTTAATAATTATATATATTATAATATTTTTATGAGAACTGCATATTTATTAACTACAAATGAAAACTCACCTAGAGCACAATTTTCAAAAAATGTATTAGAAACTATAGGATTTAGCGTAAAAGTTTGTATAGCTATACCTAATAAAAACAAGATAATGTCTAATAAAATAAGTATGATGAATATTTACTATAATATATTTAATACAAATGAGGATTGGGCATATGTATTTGAAGATGATATTAATGTGGTAGAACCTATTTTTTTGGACGAAATTATACAATATGAAAAAATATCACATCCTTTTTTTTATTTAGGTTGTTGCATGCTAAATAATGGAGATACATTGAAATCTACTGGATTAACAATAAATAATCACTTGATAATAAAGATATGTGGAGGAGTTAGAGGACTACATGGTATAGGTATAAGTAAAGCAGGTGCTAAAGAATTATTTCAGTTTGCATACAATGTTAAGGAACGGTATATGGATCGTATATTAGAAAACTTTTCAATTAAATATCCAGCTAATATAGTTAGGTATGATTTAATAAGTCCACAGGAAAAAGGACATAGAGGTGTTTTATTTCAAGATAGACACCAATTTCCGAGCACAATTTAAGTATTAGTATTATTGTATGACATTACACTAGAAAATTGCAAGGTCGTTTTTGCGCCTGTAGGCGCCTCAGTCGGATTGGCGGTTCACAGAAAATTGCAAGGATGGGGCATGCACCTTTAGTGCATAGCCCATCTTGTTGTTTTTCTGCTGGATGATGAAATCATCCAGCAGAAAATTGCAATTCCGACCTGGTGCGTCAAAGACGCACCTTTTCGGATTGGTGATTTCTGTAAACCACCAAAGGTGGTTTACAGAAAATTGAAATACTTTTTTTATAAACTATATATGGCATATTTAATACAAACTGATTATACAAAACGCTTAAAACCAACCTTTCAAACTATTTAAAAATGTCTACTGTGTCTAACAATTATTTAACCCGGGGTCAGGAATCACACATAAGTTATGTCAGTCGATTTAAGGGTATGTCTTGGATCGATATTGTTATCTTGGTGGAGGAAGAAGAAGATGCTGCAAGAGAAATTGCTATTCGTAAAAGTATTGCAGAACGCAACGCGTTGATTGCCAAGGGTCAATATGAATTAGAAGAAGGTGAAGAAATCGAATAAACCAATGAATAAAATTGAGTGTTATAACTCATTCATTCTACTAAGTTATCTAAATAATAAAAATAAATAACAAAAAACACAAAAACACAAAAACACAAAAAAATACCCGCAATATTTGTATATTGATTTTCGGGCCAGGTTGCCTTATTTTTTGATTATCCCAAAAACATTTACGATTACCATACCATAATTGTATAACAACCCACAAAAACAAACACACAAAATAATGTTTTTATAGTATTTGTAAAAATACAAATAAAAATCCCCAAATAGTATAAATGAATCCTTTAGAAACAAATACTGCTCCTGTACCAAAAAGACGCGGTCGTAAATCAAAAAAACAGACTGAGAAGGAGTTGTTAAATGAATATATAGCCGAATATGATCCAAAACATTCTGGAAAACAACGTAAATTATACGAAAATATTCAATATCTATCTCCAAATGAGAAGTCAAACTTCGAAAGCCGGTTTACACAACCAAAAAACAGGCACCAAGAACAATATTTTGAGACACTTAAAAACAAGAATCGAAAAATTATTGTTGCCAGTGGTCCAGCAGGAACCGGTAAAACTCTTTTTGCAACAGAGTTCGGCGTCAAATATTTTTTACTAGGTGTATATGAAAAACTCATTTTTACGAGACCTTCAGTTACCGTAGATGAAGAACTCGGATTTTTACCGGGAACACTAGAGGAAAAAATGGCACCTTGGGTGCGTCCGATTTATGATGTGTTATATACATTTCTATCACCTAGAGAAGTCCAAGAATTGATGGAAGAAAAAATCATAGAGATAGCACCTTTAGGATTTATGAGAGGGAGAACATTCAAGAATGCATGGATTGTGGCGGATGAAATGCAAAACTCTACTATATCACAAATGAAAATGTTGCTAACGCGTTTGGGCGAAAATAGTAGATTGGTTATAACTGGGGATTTAGAACAAAACGACCGCCCGAATCAAATAAATGGTATGGACGATTTTCTTAACAAGTTCAAAGGTCGCAGGTCATCTAGTATATCAAGTTTTGAGTTTGATAAAACGGATATACAGAGAGAAGAAGTAGTTAAAGAAGTATTGGATATTTACAGTGGAGTATTGGATATTTATAGTGGCGATATTCCGCCAAATTACACAGATGAAAATGAATATGAAAACAATTCAGTTGGTATACTTCAGCGTAAATGATTCACTGTAAATAATTCCCAAAAAATAATGCATAATAGACAAAGTATTTAGGAAATATTAATATGTTATTATCCTTCTATAGTATATAATGGCATTGAAAAAGTCTGCATCATCTACTGTAAAAAAAATATACAATAAAGCTCTGCAAAATTATTCAGAAAAACTTTCTGGAAATAAAAGTTTGCTATACAATAAATATGTGTTATATGTCTCGTTTATAGTCTGTTTTATCAATTTGTTGATATGGATGTTTAGTGGCGAGTTTATTCACGTAGCTGTATTCATATTAGTTGGATATTTGACATCTTATTTTAGCAAAAATATGATTGTTATTTTAGTTATTTCTCTGGTTGTATCTAATGTCGTTAAATCTGGTTCTACTATTGTATTGGAAGGTATGGAAAGTAAAAAAGACGATAAAGAAGATGAGGTTTATTACCCAAAAGGAGAAAGTAAAAAAGAGGGAGTAACAAACAAGAGTAAAAAGCAAGGGTTCTCTGGTAAAAAAGAAGATAAAGAAGATGTTGGCGAACAACAAGAAGGCGTTGACGAAACCCCTGAAAGCGGTGATGAATCACATGAAGGTGCGGATGAATCCGAATCTCTTTGTACTTCGGATAAAGACTGTGAAAAAGGATATACATGCAGCGATAAATACGTTTGCGTATCTGCTAAATAAATCGTCTGAAAAACACACAGTCATATATAAAAATAACCAATAATCTACTAGTAATTTATTACTACTAGTAGAAAAAATGAATAAAAAATGCCTATAATATATAACGATGAACAGTAAGATAAAGTCATATATCATTCCCATTATAATATTAATTATTTGTATTTTAGTAGGATTTTCAATATATAATTTATATTTTCAATCTATTCAAGAAGGTTTAGAAACCCGTATTAAACGAGAAGATGGGAAATTGGTAAAACGTCGCAAAAAAACAGCTGTGCGCGAAGGTCTAGCTGATCCTATAGGAAATGCAATTCGATCATCTATTGAAAATACAAAACGCACATTTGAACGTGCAGGAGAAAATCTTAAAAAAACGTTCGCTGTTTTTGATGAAGTAACAAAAGGATTCAAACGAATGGTTAATTTTTTCAAAGTTATAGGCAGAGTATTTGAGTGGATTGGTGATTTATTCAGATATTTATTTTGGTATATCGGACATATATTTGATAATTTTTCAAAAGCGTTTAATTACATACCTCGAGTATTCCAATGGTTAGGAAGTTATTTATCTGGTGGAATACGGTTTATAACAAATCTTAACAAATGTTTTGGATGGTATTCTTTAGATGTATTTGGTCAAATTCTATATTCACCCATAAAGTTTTTATTCTGGCTATTTAGTTTGCAATACATTGAGAATATGTTATGGGGGTATGCCGAAAATATTGATTGTATGGTAAAAAAATATACCGGATATCATTTGATACACTATTCCGATAGTATTCAAGACCGATGCTATTCATTTTGTCCGGATGAATTTCCTCGATTTCCAGATTTAGATTGGAAGTTTAATCCACCAACACTTAAGGTAGATTCAAACTTTTAGTAAGATATCAATATGTATTACTCATACACTAATATATACATTTAGTGTATAGTAGTTATGGCAAAAAAGTGTATTCCAGGAGTTATATGTATCGAAAATATGACCCTATTTATTTTATTATTAGTTATAGGTTTAGTGGTCTATATGATTTATTCACAACACAAATATAATTATCCGAAAAACTCTACAGACCCGGCCAAAATTGTAGTCATACAACAACCGACTTTAGCAAGCGTAGCAACTAGACGCAATGATTCGTTCAATGATCCATATTCCCCGCCTTTGAAAGATGATGGATATTACCATCCGCGCGATTCGTCTGATGTGCGTGGAATACCGGTAAATATTGAAACTAGGGGAAGTGGTATGGCTTATCAACAAATCGGGATTTTAACGCCAATGAATGGTGGAGGTGACGCACTTATTTTGCCACTAATGGGTCGCCGATGGTTGAATGGTCGAGATAAATGGCAATATTATACTATGGCAAACGGTATGAGCAATATAAGCACCAAATTACCTGTCAGTGTAAATGGTAAAAGTTGTACTGGCGAATATGGATGTAATGAAATACAAAATGGAGATACGGTTTACGTAGAAGGATATAAAACGACATTTAGTGCAACTGTATACGAAAATGGGACGTTTTCTTATATTCCTTATCTTTAGCGTCTATTATGATACGAGACCACGCTATGCTATTTAGGAGTTTTATATACGTTATTAGATATATGTGGGTTATACAAATGTTTATATAGTATAATTATATATTATATAATGTCGTCGGATAATACAATAACAGATAAAAGTTTTATAATAAATGATGAGACATTTAACGATGATAAACAATCGATAATAACGGATTTATACACTGCCATCATTTATTTGCATCGGTTTGAAAAAACACAAATGAATGGTGGTTATATAAAAATACCGTATTTTATGCCGAGTGGAACAATGCGTCCAAATGCAACCTATATAGCAGATGTAAACACGAGCAAATATAAATGTAAAAACTTGTATATTTTTAAAGCAACCCACAGTATTACGATGGATGCTAATTTTGATGCCGAACTTGTTGTAGAATTAGTTCCTACTGTGCATACATCCGAAAAATTATATTTGTGTTTTCTTTTAAAAAATACCCGATACGTTGATAGAGAACCAAATGATATAGATAAAATCATTAATATTTCGATAAAACCACCGATGCACTATACAACGATGAACTTTGATTTGCAGAAACTCATTGAACCACTGCAAAAAAAGATTATATACAAGAGTGGAATTGATACGGTTGCCATATTTGTATCACCTATTGCAATAAATGAAGTGGATTTTTCGAGTTATGAAACTATATCAGAAGGTCTTTTTGCAATATACCCGGTTAATAATGATTACAAAATAATATTACCATCCAAAATAGAAGGATTTACTACAGAAGAAAATACTGAAATGAATAGTGAAATTGTGGATGCGCTAAATAAAAATCTTTTAACTTGCGAGTTAGTTGATGATAATGATGAATCTATGGTAAAGGAAAATACTGCCACTTATTTAGTCGATGGATCAAAAGATACATTAAATGCACAAAGTGCGTTAGCAACTGCATTTATTATTATATTAGTTGCAACTGTAACAAGTTATTTAGGAGCCCCGCTATTTTATAAATATACTATTTCTAATTTTATAACAAAAGGCACATCACTATCGCTTTTTACCAGATTTATTGCGTTTATGTTGTTTTTGTTGGGAATTATTTTATTGTTGGGTGGAAATAAATATGATTCCAATGAAATGTGGGTAGGAGTATTTATGATTATGTTTTTATTATTGTCTTCTCTTGCAATTGCATTAGATCGATTTTCAAAAAAACAAGAACCTGATATGGCAGATTTTGATGATACCATGAACAAGACATTGGATACTATAAAAGATTTAATTGCAAACTTTTGGTATAAAAAAGGTGAACCGGGAGTATTTGATACAAAATACGTTCGTATTTTTTTAGTTACATATTTGCTGGTTCTTATTATTTTATCTATAGTTACTGGAACTGTAGACTCATATAGGGATGTGGTAGCAAAAGAAAAGAAAACAAAAGGATATATAGAGCATTTACAGAGTCTTATATTTTCGATAGGAGCAATATATGGATTGATATTTTTGATTTGGATAATAATGGCGTTCAAATATTCGGAATAAATAATCTAAATAGATGATTCGTATAATTATGTATTATCATATATACATAATTATTTTTGAACACTATAAATACTTGTTATTAGATATCTAATAAGTAGATGCACCTACGACTTCTTTACTAACAGGTTTGAATGTAGTTTGCACAATTTCGATAGAATGTGATTTATCGATAGGCGCACGGACTTCAATAACTTCTTCTTCCACAGTCTTTTCATTTCGGACCGGGTTCATTTTTTTAAGAGTTGAGTCTCTGTTTTTTTGAGAAGGTTCATATTCCAATACTATTGCTCTGGGATTATGAAATGTTTCGCTGCTTCTACGTAAAGCCTCGTATACTACCAAAATATACAATACCCCTAAAATTGGATTTGTATAAGCAAATAACCCGACAGTTACGCAAAAGAAAAACACTAAGCCCATTGAAGAATTGATAAATGGTTTCATAAAATTGGGGGTATTTATTGGGAGAACAGCATAAAGAACAAATGCCAAAAATAACACAATTTCAACTGATGACAAACTTTTAAGAGATTCCGGTATCTTCATCTATACCATAGATTTATATATTTTTATTTGAAAAACTGCTGAAAAATTGAAAGCAATAACGCTAAATGTAATAAAGATAATTAGTTTATAATATTAGCATAACTCATATATCAAAAATAAGAATCACAATGAAATCTCAACAAAATGCGTTTATTCGTCGTAAAATGGCCGCCGCAGCAGCCGCGAAAAAGAAGGCTGCCATCACAACATCGACCGTTGCCTCAACAAAAGACCCCGAGTTTGTTATAACTGAAGAATATCGAACTCTGATTCGAGAGAACTCACATTTAGGCAAAAAAGGCTATACCATTCCTAAAGAATATTTGCATCCAGAAGACCTCAAGTTTCTTCATAAAGACTTGTTTGTGAAACCCGTTGTTGCCGGGGCAACTTATGGAGTAGCTTCCACAGAAGAAACTGCATTTCCAGTCTATAGAGAAAACGACAAAAAAATATATTTGCCCAGGTTTTATGGTCAAGCCCGATATGGACTACCCAGTAAAACCGACATAGAACCCGGATTAGATATTGAATTGGAGTTCTCTAAATCCATTCGCGATTACCAGGAAAACATTATTGGCGTGTATACTAGACACGTGGATGCGGGTTTGTGTTATGGGTCCATACATAAAGGAGGTGGAGGTATATTAGAGGTTCCCTGTGGTAGAGGGAAATGTTTAGGCAAAAATACGCCGGTTTTAATGTATGATGGAACGATCAAATTGGTCCAAGACATTGTTATAGGAGATGTATTAATGGGAGACGATTCTACGCCACGAAATGTTTTGACATTAGCCAGAGGTAGGGAAACAATGTATAAAATAAGGGACCTAAGTTCTCCAAATATAGATGTATCATACATAGTAAATGCTAGTCATATACTATCTTTGAGAGAACCTGGGTCAAAAATAACCGTTGATATGCCTGTTTCAGAATATTTGCGGACATATAAAGGAAAAAAATGGCGAGGATATCGTGTTCCCATTAATGCCAATAACAAAAATAACCGAACTTACATACAAGATTTTATTAAAAAACACGGAACCCGTTATGTATCTATTGAAACCCCTTATATATATACAGACGAACGTACCAGACACCATACTTACCGGTATATAGACATAGTTCATACTGCTAGGTCATGTGGATACAAAGTAGTATTTCATAATAATTCGCATATTTCCATATATGAAACTGATGACTTGTCATATGACATTGAAGTATCGAAACTACCAGAAGACGATTATTATGGATTTGAAATCGACGGAAACCGCCGGTTTGTTTTAGGCGACTTTACGGTTACCCATAATACCGTTATGGGTTTAAAAATCATTTCACTATTACATAAAAAGACCCTCATTTTGGTCCATAAAGAGTTCCTGATGAACCAGTGGATTGAACGTATAAATGAGTTTCTGCCCGGGGCCCGGGTCGGTAAAATCCAGGCCCAAGTTATGGATATAGAGAACAAGGATATTGTTATAGGAATGATTCAGACGTTATACGACAAAGATTATCCTGGCAATACATTTACTAGTTTCGGTCTTACTATAATAGACGAAGTACATAGAATAGGAAGCGAACAATTCTCTAAAACCCTGACGAAAATAGTGACGCCTTATATGCTCGGTATTTCAGCCACAGTGGACCGCAAAGACAAACTCACTAAAGTGTTATATATGTTTATTGGCAATAAAATATACACTGAAGTCAGGAAAGACGAAGACCCGGTTTGTGTTCGCGGAATTGTGTATAACTCATCGGATCCACAATTTAATGAAGTGGAATATGACTGGAGAGGAACGCCTAAATATAGCACAATGATTACGAAATTATGTGAGTTTGGTCCGCGAAGCGATTTTATTGTTCGTGTGGTGGGCGATTTAGTACGAGAGAATCCTGAGAACCAAATTATGATTTTGGCACATAATAGGTCCTTGTTGACTTATTTACACGACGCAATTGCATATAGACAAATTGCCGAAGTGGGATATTACGTCGGCGGGATGAAACAGACTGCTTTGCAAGAAACTGAGACCAAACAGGTGGTTTTAGCAACATATGCTATGGCTGCTGAAGCGCTTGATATAAAAACTTTATCGACTTTGGTTATGGTAACCCCCAAAACAGATATAGTTCAATCCGTGGGTAGAATATTGCGTGTCAAACACGAGAACCCTATCATAGTTGATATAGTAGATGGCCACGATGTTTTCCAAAATCAATGGACTCAGCGCAAACGGTTTTACAAAAAATGTAATTATCGTATAAGGCAAATAGATAGCCGGGTTTATGCAGGTATGTCGATTGATTGGTCGGCAGACAAAACGTGGAAACGGGTATTTGAACCAGTAGTTAAAGAATTACCGGATAATAATGACGAAGAATGTGATATAGAAAATGATAAACAGACACTTTCTGAAAAAAAGTGTTTGATCAAATTGGATGCTTTAGAAGAAATACCTGAAGGGTTTTAGTTATTTATACAAATATAACGGTTATCGATTCGAACGAGTTCTCCGAGAACGTCTATTTTGTTTGGCTTTTTTAGTGCGTTTTTGGTGTTTTTTATTAGCGCGGCGACCACCTTTAGATGCATATTTGTATGATTCACCGTTTAATGAACTCACATATGGTTGAGGTATGACACCCGCTGAAGGAGCATTTATAGAAGAAAACGCACTGGCTTGAATAAGAGGCATATGTATACTATATAGAGAGAAACTCTTTCCAATTTTGTTTTTTTTTGAGAAAAACATTGTTATCATGATAATACCTTCTATAATTTACTAATATGTACCACTTGTTGTCCTGAAGGTTCTACCCGCACTGGGATCCATTTTTTGAACTTTTTATGAAATACACATTCCATAATCAGTGTTTTATCGCTACATACATATTTGTCTAAACGTGTATCTTCAAAATCTTCCTCATCATCGCTTTCTTCTATATAGTCTAAATTGCGATTTTCGCGTATATTCCTAAATAATCCATTCATAAAAACGCTTTTTTCATAATTAGGAATGCCCGCCACTCCGCAATATACTTGCGATTTATTTTGCCCATATGCAAATAGATGATATATATCGAACTGTATATCCGCCTTGATAACAAAACAAGTAGGATATTTGTATTGCGGTTTAGAATAAGAAAACGGTGGAATTATTCCGTAAAAAGTAGGTTCCGGTATTTGGGTCGCGGGTAATTGGTCGCAAAATACAGTCTTTGGTTTAGCCGAAATATTTATATATGGCATTGTTTGTGTTAGACTGCGATATTGCACATGATGGACAACATAACCACAATTTTCAATTTGAAACTTGTTTTGTGAGTCATCGAATATATTGGTGCACCATAAAAGAGGCAAAGCAAATGCAAATGTCGCGTTGTTTTTTACAAACTGTCCGGAAAACATATTATCTATAGCACCCAACTTTTCGCTAAATGTATGATGTTTTATAGAAATCCCCTTGTAATAGAAAATGTCTTCAATGATAAATATTTGTTGAACAGAGTTTTCTATGGAAACCAATGTTCCATATAACACGGTTCCTAAAGCCATAGACTGATGAACTATCTTTGGTATTTCGGAAATAGCACCTACTCGTTTATCGCGAGTAATCTCCATCAAATAACATACATTTCTTTTACCATCGAATGAAAACCACACATAATATTTTTTACCCATAGGAATCGCTAAAGCAATGTCATATGGTTCGGAAACTTTCTTATGTGAAATTGTTTCATAGGAAAGTTCAAATTGTGGAAAACGTGATAATACAGTTTTTGAGTTTAGCATTGTTTCGTTAGTAGTCATAGTAGTCTGGTATTACTTACAATATAATAATATACTATGGTTAAATATGTTTATATCTTTTTGCTAAAATAATATTTATAATTTGGGCGAAAAGTCTGGCGGTAGAGTATTGGATAACGTTTGTTCTAAAAATATTGCTAAATCATTTTCCATTTCTTCTGGATCAATTTGTATTTCAGGAGTACTTTTATTTTTTTGTTCTAATAATTCTGACAAAATATTGTCATATTTCTCGGCATGTATTTTAGCAATATCCTTGGTTTTATGTGTGCTATAGTTTGTTTTTAAATAATCCCATCCATAATGCAATAGTAAAATAACAATAATGGAAATAATTATTGACTGTAAAACCCACCACATTAATTATATTTTCCGGATATTTCATTTTCCTTTTTAATACGTAAACCCGGCAATTGTACTAGCCCTCATGCTAAATATTTAGCAAAACCATATAAATATATTTAAATGAACCATATATCTATCTGTCCATAAAATAACTAATAACCATGCCATCCATTATTGTCATTGAAAAATTAGGAACTATCAAACAATTGTCGGTTAAATCCATTGTAGAAAATGAATTGTATAAAAAAGCTGGATTAAAAACCGCAGATGGGTTTAAATGTTTTACTAATTGGTCAGTTGAACACGCTAAACAACAATACACTATTTCTCTTTATGGAAAAACAACTGGGCGAGCAAACTATGAAAATAAATACGAATTTCCTCCACCGGTTGATAATACACTATTCTTCGGAAACTGTGTCCTTATTGCAAAATCGTCAGAAGGGGCTATAGTCGATTTAACCGAAGATATGTGGGAAAAAATATATGAAACACTGTATGGCGGATTTGAAGATATTGTTGAAGAAGATAGTGAATGTGATAGCGATAGTTATGTCGAAGAAGTAGGAAAAATAACGAAAAATGGATATGTAAAAGATGGATTTGTAGTAGATGACGAGGATGATGATAATGAGGAAGACGAAGATGAAGATGAACTGGATGAAGACGAAGATGAAGAAGGTGGTGGCTATAGTAATAAACCAAAGAAGGCGACAAACCCCAAGAAAATGGGTTCTGCTAAAATAAAAAATGCATTTGAATTAAAAGATATACAAGAAGAAAGCTACTTGGATTGTACTAGTGAATTAAGTGAAGAAGAATATTTAGATTAGAGTAATTATATAATTGAAACACAACTATCTATAATGAATATAAAAATAGCCTCATATTACGTGTATCTACCCCATACTTTTCATATAAACATAATGATTTATTTTTTAATACCTAAAATGCATATTAAATTGTATGAATATTTAGAATGCAGTGAAGATTCGTGTCCGTCGGCAATACCTAAATTATCATCTACGTTATCACATTACTTGTATGACATAAAAGAGCAAATAAAAGACCATATTGCAGAATGGGATTTGTACAAAAAATATACAAATACATATGAATACATCCATTCTTCTGTTCCAGCCAAAAAAAAGAGTGTTGCTAAATGTAAACCACTATCCCGTTCCTACTTTAAGATGATTGAATTAATTGAGTTATTACATTTAGAACCCAACGAAAGAGTAATACGGTCGTTCCATTTAGCCGAAGGGCCTGGTGGATTCATTGAAGCTATTGCATATATACGCAATTGTAAAGAAGACAAATATTATGGTATGACTCTACTAGACGATAAAAATGATGATATGATACCTGCCTGGAAAAAAAGCAATCATTTTTTAGATGAACACAGGAATGTATATATTGAAACCGGGGCCGATAAAACTGGTAATCTATTATCGCTTGAAAACCTAAAATATTGCAGGGATAAATACGGTTCATCTATGAACTTTATTACTGCCGATGGTGGATTTGATTTTTCTATGGATTTTAATAACCAAGAGCAAAATATGACGAGATTATTGTTTGCCCAAATATGTTTTGCTCTATCTATGCAAGCCATAAATGGGTGTTTTATTTTGAAAATATTTGACTGTTTTACAGAAGCAACGGTAGATATGATAGCATTATTGAGTTCATTCTATAAAAAAGTCTATATTACTAAACCTAATACTAGCCGATCTGCCAATTCGGAAAAATATGTAGTTTGTAAAGGATTTTTGTATAATGGCAATGCCAGTTTTTACCCATTTATATACAGAACATTTAAACACATATTACAATTATCGCCCAATGTTGTTATACGTAGATTATTACCTCAATATCCAATTCCTTATTATTTTCTCACAAAAATAGAGGAATATAACTCCATTTTTGGACAGCAACAAATCGAAAATATCCATTATACATTGTCATTAATGGATTCTAAGCCAAAACAAGAAAAAATTGAAAGTATTATAAAATCCAATGTACAAAAATGTATGTATTGGTGCATAAAACATAATATACAATACAATATTTTATTTCGAGATATATCAATTGATAATCCAAAAATAGTAGCATAATAGTATACCGATTTGTTGTATGTTTATGTTGCATATGATAGCTTTTTAGTTATACATTTGGATACTACACCAGTATTTTTATTTATAACAGGTGTTTGTACAATTGAATATCCTACGCGGTCTTTTTCTGTGTATACATTAGCATTTACGCCGTATGCAAGAGCATTTGCTGCGTCGGCACCATATGCGTTTTTAGTGTTCGCGGCGGCATTAGTTATTTCTTCATATCGCACACGCGCAATAAGGTCGCTCGAACTCACGCCTCCTTGTATTTTAAACCTATTATTACTAAACTTTACAGTAGGTGCTGCACAATCAGATTTATCAGCGACTGCATACTTGAATTGATTTTGGTCAAATGTTTGGTTTCTATCATACAAATATTGTTTGCTAGAAGTGTAATAGTTCTTTTTGTGATTAGTTATGTCGTATTGTTTAATTGCTGAGCCACCGCTTCTGCATCTACGTCTAGCGTTATCTGCTTGAGAAAAACACAATTTAGGATTAGTAGATAATTGTATAGCTCCACCTTGATCATATTTACTATTAAGTATGGTAGGATCTGTAGTATTTGCTAAAGATGTACATTTTCCTGCTGGGGTTAAAACAGATGAAACGATGGAATAGCCATTGGGTGTTTCGAAATCTTGTATACTAGACGAAACACGTGGATTACCTGATGTTATAGTTTTTGAGGCAATTTCTTTACGATATAGCTTAACTGGGGTTGCTTTGAATATATTTGTTTTGTCGCTTTGATTTAGTGCATATGTATTTTTTTTCAATGTAGAGGTAATTTGATTAAGTGTTTTTCCTTTCCACGAAATATATCTACGTTCGTTCAATTCTAATCTAGCTGTACTATCTATATTTGACATACTTATATACTATAGTAATATAAGGTTTTTTGTATATATGATATTATAGTAGAATTATATTCTAAATAAAAATTATACAATATGAGCGATACAGCAGAAAATAATTGTACTCTCAATTTTGGAATTGGTCCGGAAGATTTAGCTAAATCGGATTTGGAATCTGGTTTAAACGATGGTGTAAATATTATTGAAAATACCGAAACTGGAGAACTTAATACCCAAGTAATTGTGGAACCAGTCGCGGAACCAGTCGCGGAACCAGTCGCGGAACCAGTCGTGGAACCAATCGCGGAACCAGTCGCGGAACCAGTCGCGGAACCAGTCGCGGAACCAGTCGAGGAACCAGTCGTGGAACCAGTCGAGGAACCGGTCGCGGAACCAGTCGCGGAACCAGTCGCGGAACCAGTCGAGGAACCAGTCGTGGAACCGGTCGTGGAACCAGTCGTGGAACCAGTCGTGGAACCGGTCGTGGAACCAGTCGCGGAACCAGTCGTGGAACCAATTGAAGAACCAGTCGCGGAACCAGTAGTTGTTCCAGTTGAAGAACCAGTCGAGGAACCAGTCCCGGAACCAGTCGTGGAACCAGTCGCGGAACCAGTCGAGGAACAACTCGCGGAACCAGTCGCGGAACCAGTCGCGGAACCAGTCGTGGAACCAATTGAAGAACCAGTCGTGGAACCAGTCGAGGAACCAGTCGTGGAACCAGTCGAGGAACCAATTGAAGAACCGGTAGTTGTTCCAGTTGAAGAACCAGTCGTGGAATCAGTCGCGGAACCAGTAGTTGTTCCAGTTGAAGAACCAGTCGTGGAATCAGTCGCGGAACCAGTAGTTGTTCCAGTTGAAGAACCAGTCATGGAACCAGTCGTGGAACCAATTGAAGAACCGGTAGTTGTTCCACAAGAGGAACCGATTACTCTAGATGAAATTATTCCAACTCTACAAGAAACTCAAAATATAACAATAACTATGGAATACCAGGGTGTTCCGGTTGCTGAACCGATTACTGAACCTGTTGCTGAGTCTGTTAAAATTATTCCTAAAATTGTATTTATTGTTCCATATCGCAATAGAGAAACTCAATTAGCTACTTTTAAGTCCCATATGAAATACGTATTAGAAGACTATCCGAAAGAACATTATGTTATACATTACATTCATCAAACTGATCAACGTGTATTTAACCGAGGTGCAATGAAAAATATTGGATTTTTAGTTGTTAAAAACAAATACCCAAATGACTATAAAAATATTACTCTTGTATTTAATGATGTTGATACCATGCCAGTTAAAAAGAACTTATTCAATTATGATACCGTTCGAGGTGTGGTAAAACATTTCTTTGGGTTCACATATACATTGGGTGGAATTGTTTCTATTAAAGCAGGAGATTTTGAACGCGTAAATGGATTTCCTAATTTCTGGGCATGGGGATATGAAGATAATATGATACAAAAGCGAATTGAAAAAATAGGACTTAAAATTGACCGCAGTATATTTTACAATTTAGGTGATAACAATATAACACAAAAAAATGATGAAATAACTCGTGAAGTAAATCAAAGTGAATATAATAGATATGTGCGAAATACACTAGAAGGTATTTATTCTATACAAAACCTCGATTATTCTATAGATAATGAATCTGGATTTGTTAATGTGAAATGGTTCAATACTGAATATACTCCAAATATAAATGGCTACAGACTACATGATTTGCGAAATGGAGCAATTCCATACGATACAAAGTTTGGATTAATGTATAACAATCGGAGAATAAGAGGTGGTCGAATGCGTATGGGTATATAATGTACGAGCTTATATGATATTATTCGTAGACTGTTGATGTCAAAACTAAATCCATAAAAACCTAATAAACAAAATAATTCATATTGTATATCTAGTATATTACAATACAATATGAATATCGTAATAAATCCCACTAAGTTCAATAATAAAAATATATTTTTTTTAGATAAGAAAAAAAACAATATAATAGACGGTTGTTTTTCTAAAATAATATATTCGTCGGAATATTTCACAATGAACGGGGTATTTTTTGTTATACCATTCATAAGTAAATCAACCATGAACACTATACCGATTGCATCCGGGAAACTATCCGAAAGAGAAGTACTTGGTCATAAATATTTTACAGAAAACAAATGCACGGTTTGTTTTTACGCTCACGATGTTAAAAACTTGCAATATATTACTTTACTGTCCGAAATTGAAAATACGATTATAAACACATATAAAGAAATGAATGGATTAAAAAAATGCAACAATCTAGTTCTGACAAATCAACTATATAAAGGGTTTTTCAGAATCTACAAAGAAAAGCAAAACTGCAAATCCCAAAATGAAAAAAAATATATGTTGAAAATATCTGGTGTATGGGAAAATGCAGACGAAGTTGGTATAACATACAAGTTTATTGAAATATGCGAAAATATGCTATAGATTTTAGACGTAATAATATAATCTATTTACAAATATTTATCAATGATGCATTTAGGCAATAGCGAATCTCGTATCGCATCCATTTTTTTAAAACATTTATTGATTGTTACATCACTAACTCCGGAAATCTGTTTTATATTTGTTTTTGATATATTCATATTGCAATAGTATGAAATAAAATACACAATACCAGCGGCTATCGCATGTGGAGTATTATCGGTAATAATACTATTTTGTTCCAATTTGTTTGCAATAAACTTACACAACATTGTTAGTTCTGTGTTCATATTTAGCTTACTACAGTATCGCTCAATAAATGAACTAGGAGTAGTCATTTGTAGCTCTGTTTGCTGAGATAAGTCTACACTTCTTTCGATATTGTGCAATATATTCACTGCCATAGAACATCCGTTTGTTGCGCTTGTTTTATCTAAACTAAAGATTTCCGCAATTTCGTGAGCGGTTCTAGGACACCCATTTAGACGGCACGAAATATATATTGATGCTGCTTTTATACCATCGCGATTTAATCCCCTAAACATCTTTTGTTCTGAAATATCTTTGTGAACGGCTATAGCATCGTCTATTAATATTTTAGGAATACCGGCATTTTGAGCCATAATCGTAATAAATTGAAACTCATTGTATAGTGATTTTTCTTTGTGTGGCATAGATTGCCATTCAGTCCATTTTCGGATTTTCTTCATTTCGTAGGAAAGATTGGACGAAGCCATAACCTTGCAACCAAAAGAGGATTCTACCAATAGTGGGTTAATAGGATTTCCGCACCGGGTCGGATCTGCAGAGTTTTTATCATCCGCCCCGTAAAATCGCCATTCTGGAGAATAATCTAATGTATCAGTATATATAACTGAACACTCTGAATTAGTACAAGTTGGAAATCCGTCTTCCATAATAACCAATACTGAACTACATAGATTGCATAATCCCTGCTCTCTATGTTCATAAACACATTGTATTTCAGGTTGAGGGTGGGTCATTTTGGATTGTGTGGTTTTATCTGTATCGAATATATCCCATAGACGCGATTTTTCTGCTTGAGAAATTGTGGTTTTTTTCTTGTGTGTTTTTGATTTTGATTTGTCGTTAGAATGCTGTATATTATTGGTTTCGGAAGATAACGGCTTTAGGATAGTTGAACTAGATTTAGCGTAAACTGTATTGCAATTTGGTTCTTCCACACTAGCCGCTTCCATTGTTGCTATATTTTTAGGGGCATTATATTTATGCGGTTTTACCTTAATAGTTATTGTGCGATTATCTTTACAAATCATACCTGGTAAATTGTTAATAGTTTTCATTTTTTCAGAATTATATACGCCATTATTAATTATGATGAGTTTCAATTTTATGGAAAAAAATATCATAAAAATATAGGAAGACAAATGCATAAAAATATAGGAAGACAAATGGATATAGTAGATGCATTGTTCAACAGGGTACCAAATGTATTTTGGATAAATATGGCTAAAACTCTTATGCAAGAAATATGCGACTCAATAATTAATGATACAACCGATCCCAATAAACAAAGACATACTAAAGCAGTTATTCTTTCTGTGTTTGAAAACTTTTTAAAAAACAATTTATCTGCCGATAGGACTTCCGATTTGGCTAAAAAGTTCGAATCAGAGTTTTTGATTTTTGTAATTAAAAATGCTAAACATCCTATGGAAAACTTCTTTGAAAATGATTATATGAGTTTATTAGTTTTTAAAAAATTATTGGACACTGATTCTAGCCTATTTTTGGATGTATTAAAAACAGCAATCGCAAAAACAAAGTTAAATGGCGACGATAGCTCAAAAAATAAAGCCAAAAAAATTATACAATTTATAAAAGACCAACTTAACCCTATTGATTTGGCTAATGATTCTGCTCCGCTAGATAAGTCAGGTGGCACATCTTCGATGATACAAGACATAAATGATGCAATACAATTATTGGCAGAAATACGGCCTACTATTGAGAAAGCACAATTTGATACGCTAAATAAGAAATTGGGAGATATTCGCAATTGTGCAGTAGTTTCCAAGGGCGGGACTATAGTGCAAAATGCACAAAAAGTAGATAGTTATGACCATACTACTGGTATGCCAAATATTTTTCCTATTCCTAGTCCTACTGTTGCATTAAATAATCCTATTAATGTTCCTAAATCAAGTGATATTATTAATACTATCCAAAATAAACTACCCGATAATATACTTAGCAAAACCTCAATAAACAAAATAAGCGATCAGATACCAAATATACAAACTCCGAATATACTTGATTCGGCTGAAATATTAAAAAAAGTTCCAGTATTGCAAGAATTACAAGCATTAGGTGATATAAACTTACCTAACCCGGGCGATATTTCTACTAAAATAGTCGGTGAAATATTCAACAATTTTTCGCCTACCAAAGGAAAAGAATACAAAGAAATACGCGAAGACATATACAAACGATTTATGGACGCACTAAATGATCATTTACGAGGACCTGAAGGAAGACAAATGTATTTGCGTGTCATAGACCCATTTTTAACAAAATGCATTGGCGAAGTTATTAATAACGGATCAGTTGCTATGTTTACTATTGTATATTTGATATCAAAAATATCAACTGTTAGTAAAATGGTAGAAAGTGTATTGGCTACGGAGTTTGACAAAACCACAAATCCTACAGAACAAACAGCAAAGAATGTACATACTCAACTTGAACTTAGATTGTCAAAATTATTAGAAGACCAAAACCCTCTAAATGAATTGTATAACAATATGAAAACAATGGGATATGATATAGATACTATTAAACAAAAACAATACAAAGACTATGGCAAAACACTATGTTCTCCTTATACATCTATTCTAGATACCCCAATTCCTATTGCACCAATTACTCCTAATGTATTGCCTAATGAAAATGCGGGTAAACAAATAGAGAAAATGGAAGATCAAGAGAATGTGAAAATGGAAGATGAAAAGAAAGTGGAAGATGAAAATGAAAAGGCTGCAATAAACAACAATATAGCTATATCACCCGTGGCTGGTGTATTAGATAATAAAGAAACCCCTAAAATAGGCGGAGCTAGAAATAAAACACTAAAAAAACAACATAATGAACAATTAAAAAATAAAAAAACTAGACACTACAGATAATGTATAGTTGCATATTATTTTTCATAAGAATAATAATATGTACAAGCAACCGAACATATAACTAACTAAATGAAACTTTTTTCTCTATTTTTTGAAAATGTTCCGGCTTATATACTAAATTACCCGAAGGTTTATATTGATCAATCGGAGTATATTGTTTTTGCTCTTTTTGTACCACCGATTTATCATTAAGTATCTTAGAATTAATATTTTCCTCTTCTTCATCTTCATTTCCGCCTTTTTTGACTAAATTGCCAAATTGATCAACTACATTGCCAGTTTTTTTCTTTATTTCATTACGTACATAAGATGGAACCCAATGCATCCACGAGACAAATAATGTGTTAGGATGCATATATCTCACATGAAACCCGTTGTCTTCTAGTTTTGTTACCAAATATGCTATACATTCACCTTTGTCATACACTGGTTCTCCAAATATATATTCAGGGACTGTAAACCATATATGTTTGTCCGATGATTTTGTTTTCCCGATGGTTGTAATACGTTTATGTATCCGGCCTAATAATTTATTGAATACAGATAATTGTTTCAAATCTCGTCTGTGATTTTTCTCATATAACTCGTCGATGTTTATTTTTTCATTCGTATCTTCGTCAGTTACGTATAAAAATGCCATAGTATATAGTGCCAATATAAAAATATTTTACTCCAAAATACATATAAGAAAAATGCTAGATATACACATACATTCAAATGGAAGAAAATACAGCAATAAAGCATTTAGTTATAACCGGAGGAGGTATAGCCGGAATAACAGCCTATAGTATTTTACGAGAATCACATAACTCGGGTATATGGAATATAGAGAACATAGAAAGTATTTATGGAACTTCAGCTGGTGCTATAATTGGCGTATTTATTGCATTAAAATACGAATGGTCCGAAATAGATAATTATATAATTAAACGTCCGTGGGAAAATGTGTTTAAGTTTGATGTTGGCGCAGTTCTCCGTTCTTTTGATTCCAAAGGTATTTTAGGCAAAAAAATAATCGAAGAAATGATATGTCCACTTTTAAAAGGTAAAGATTTAGAAACCACTATTACAATGAAAGAGTTATATGAATATTCCAAAATAGATATTCATATATTTAGCACCGAAATACATAAATATGAAACCGTCGATATTTCTCATAAAACACATCCGGATTGGAGAGTTATAGATGCCGTTTATTGCTCCGCGTGTTTGCCAATTATATTTATGCCTTATTTAAAAGACGGCGGATGTTATTCCGACGGTGGTATAACAAATAATTATCCGATTTATCAGTGTTTGGAGAACGGTGCAAATCCTCACGAAATATTAGGTATTACGTTGCCAAAAGAGCAAGAAAAAACGCAAACAATAACAGAAGAATCATCTTTATTCGATTACTTATCTTTTATTTTGAATAAAATGTATAAACAGGCATATTTAGCCTCTATAAAAAACAAAGACTATACAATAAAATACGAAATCGAAGTGGATAACGCTATTGTTGCAATGTATGATTTTGTTGCAGTTTCGTCGTCGCAGAAGGAACGTTCTCTGTTATTAGATAAAGGTGTTGAAATATGGAACAAGTTTATGGATATCAACCGACTGAAAAATGATAAATCTTGAGCCGAATAAACCCAATCAATGACTAGTTCCAGATAAAACCAGTTGTTCTAGACCACTCTTGGATACTTTTGCATCATAATCTATTTTGCTATCCCCAACAAGCATAATAATAGTAGGATATGACTCTATATGATATTTTTTAATTAGCACTGCAGTTTTTTGGTTTTTCTCATCAGTGCAATCTACTGGTTGGCAACTAATGGTATGTTCATTAACCACTTTACCATCATATTCTTCCTTAAATTGTTCCCATTCAGGCTTTGCTTTTCTGCAATGAGGACACCAATCTGCAAAGAAAAAGAGAACTTGGGCTTCTTTTTTACGCTTATTTGAGTTTGCTACATCCGAGAACTCTTTTACTTCGGCCGTTTTTTTGAAGGATTTTTGATATACATTATATCCAATATAGGAAAATAGTATGACCAATAAAACAATGAAAATAATGCGGGAATATTTGCTGAAAATACGAGTATATAACAAATTAAGAATGTTTGACATTATATATTATGAATATAGATAAATTGTCCAAAAATACCGTAATTTGTATCTGTTCCCTAAATGTTTATTTAGCAAATCGTTTTTATTTGTAATATACATTTTATCAAGTTATTATAATAACAATTCAATAAAATATGAATAAAACACAGAGAAAAAATAGACGCTCTATTAAAAAAGAGAGAACGTCGGTATTTACTCGAAAGCATTATTCAAGTAATGATGGAATGCTAACTACAGTATGGGGACCAAGTACGTGGCATCTATTACATACAATGAGTTTCAATTACCCAGTTAATCCCACATGTGAAGAAAAACGAAATTATAGGGATTTTATTTTGAGTTTGCAATATGTATTGCCCTGTGGAAAATGTCGCGAAAACTTGAAAACAAACTTCAAAAAACTGCCGTTGAAAATGTGTCATATGGAGAACCGGGTCAAGTTCTCACTTTATGTTTATAGGCTTCACGAAGTAGTTAATAAAATGTTAGGCAAGAAATCTGGCTTATCATATGCAGACGTTAGAGAACGGTATGAACATTTCCGGTCAAGGTGTGCTAAATCTATGGAATATTTAAAACAAGAACGAGAACATGAAGAAATGATGCAAAAATCCGAAAAAGGATGCACCGAACCATTATATGGTGAAAAGGCTAAATGCATTTTAAAAATTGTTCCGGATAATACTCCCTGTAATACATTTGATATAGATGAAAAATGTATGAAGAAAAAACTACAGTTAGATAAATAATCGTTTATTTAGCCGTATAGTCATTCGCATAGCATTTGGATAACATTCATATAATATCATTAATGTTATATGAACTCATTATACACGCATATTTTATAGTGCGAAACGTCTAGAAATAAAAATAAATACGTGGTAAATATATAGAACACAATATATATAATGTCAGACTATGAATCAAATACTTATTCGGCGGATAACTCCGATATACCTATGAAAAATGACGTCATTGTATCCAATACTAAATCTAAGGTTCCGTTTTGGAGTGATAACCCCAATATTATTTTAAATACAAGTTATTTATTTGAGTTTTTTCCGACGGATTCTATGTCATATTCACAAAAACTAAATGCTATATCCAGATTAGTTATAATGTTAACAGTTATAGGTTTTGTTTTAACTAGGAGTTTTAGGGTTCTCATAATTTCTGTTATAACACTCTTTTCATTGCATTTGATTTATATGCATCATAAAAAAATCGAAAATACCGATAAAGATTTAGAAGGTTTCAAAAACCCCGCTTTAGATATGTTAAATGATATGAATAAAACTACGTCATCTGAAGTTTTTGATAGACCCAGTCCAGAGAACCCATTTAGCAACGTTCTTATGAATGATTATGACTATAATCCTCATAAAAAACCGGCTCCGCCGATTGCTAAACCCGAAATAAGTGATAATATATTGACAGATGCTAAAACAATGGTTCAAAAAATGAACCCGGGACAACCAAACATTGCCGATAAGCTTTTCCGAGATTTAGGAGAACAATTTGTTTTTGAACAATCGTTGCGACCATTTTATTCTACTGCAAGTACAACTATTCCAAACGATCAAGCCGGGTTTGCTGATTTTTGCTATGGTAGTATGATTTCGTGTAAAGAGGGCAATCTATTTGCTTGTGCCAGAAATAATTCATTGAAATATATTAACCAATAAATAATTATTGTATGATTTTCTTGTGTAATAGTATAATATATAAGAAAAATGTCGAGTGTAAATAGTTTTATGTTTAATAATATGGGTAGAATTGGAACAGATATTACTGATAAAACTCAACAAACCATATACAATACCCGTATTGCCAATTACAATTTATCAAACTATTTTTCGTCAGCTAAATCCGATAATCACGTATTGTTTGCCACAATGCAGCCCTCAGTTACTTACAATAGCGTAAATGGCGGAAGCGGTGTTGGTGGCGGGGTAGTTGACTATGAGTCATTATTACTCAACCAAGCCGAGCAAGATCGACCTTTGGAAAAAGTCCAATTAATGCAACGTATATTTGCAACTGTCCCTTATTTAGGAAGAGGCGCTGGAAATGCCGATATTGAATCACAATTGCAACAGGGTGAAATCATCGACCACAAAAAAAGCACTTCTACTATTATGGAAAAATCATTTATGCCATACTCAATGCAATTGACTGACTACAATATGAATGAGCGCGTTGCAAATCCAGCATACACTGTCGAAGAGGTCGCTATGGAAGGATGGGTTCGTGGTGGTGCAGATGCCCGCAACTTGTCATACAAAAAATAAACTTATCTCGGTTAGTTAATATTTAAGCAAGTCATTTTACGTATTATATAGTAAACCGAAAAATCACATATATAAATGACATAAACATAACTGTCATTTATATTTTATTTAGGAAAATTATATGGCAGAATTCGAAAATACAGTATTACAACCTCCTATAACTGAACCCGATACTAAAGAAATTGTGGACGACCCGGTTGGCGATAAAACGCTGCCTAAGGACCATCCATATTATAACATACCTATCAATTTCAACGTTATAACACCTTCATATAAAAATAATGAAGAATATCGCAAAGCTTTGCAAGAACTATGTTTTTTGCGATATCCGGACACATTTCCAGGAGGTGATTATCCTGAAGGAACTGACCCGGAATGTTGCCACGAAATGACGTACGATTTAGAAAATATGACGTATGCATTAGATTTTATATGGCACAATACGCGAAAACATCAATTATTTATTGATTTGTACAAATTGACAGCAGAAGAAATGGCAACAGAAGATTTAGAAGTAGGTTTAGCTATCTTGTTTTCATATGATTATTTAAAGTATTTTTACCCAGTATTTCGGGAATATATGGTATTAAATGAGTATTTTAATGAACGGCATCCTTTATATATCTTATTAAAACAAAAACTTTCAAAAAAATAACCTGTCTATATGCTATATATTATGTCTTCTACTAGAACTAAAAATACACCCGGAAATTATGATTTAGAAAAATGGTCGTATGATAGAAATGTTGCCTGGTGCACTGCTGAATATAGAGGACCTCCTCCTCAAACCAATTTACCTGGAGATGGGTTATTAGCCGGAAATGTTTCCAGAACGCAATTATCCATTAATTCTTGTGATATAGAATCAATGTTGCGTGGAATTGGATCGACCAATTTGGTTTCACCCCAAGAACCTACGGTGGCTCAAATCAACGAGTTGCCGTCTCTCAATGTTTGCACAAAAATACCACTTTTAATTCCGGCGGATTTGTACATTCAACCTAATCAACGACCGTTGTTTAACTAATTGAAATATATGATATACATCTATTATATACTTCAGACTGGTGTCTATCAATAATTACGCCGTCAGCGAGAATTTATATGCGTTAAAGTAATATGATATAAACATTTATCAATAATTATAACTATAATTTAATGAAAATTATAACAGCAGTAGTTAATAATCCAATATTTATTGAAATACAATATTATACTTTAAAAAAATATTTTAAAGGTGAATATGATTTTATTGTATTTAATGACGCTAAAGAATTTCCTGATTTTACAAACGGAAATGATATTTCAATAAAATCACAAATACAAGAAGTTTGTCGCAAATTAAATATTAAATGTATACATATACCTAACACCCATCATAAAAATATGGATATGTCGTCAAGACATGCAGATACATTTAATAGATATGTATTGAAATATCAAATTAATAACCCAGATAAATATTTATTATTAGATAGCGATATGTTTTTAATAGATTATTTTGACATAAACAAATATTCTGAATATAATTGTGCAATCGTTTTACAAAGCCGAAATAATAATAAAATTAACTATTTTTGGCCCGGATTGTGTTATATTGATTTTACAAAAATTAAAAATATTGATTTATTAAACTGGGATCCTACACCAGATTGTGATAGTGGCGGAATGATGCAAGAATGGTTAAAAACACAGATAGGAAGTATACCAATGCCTAACACAGACGACATTCGTTGGTCTAATAAAACTGTTCAAACTGAAAATATATATTTTATAAAACATCTTTGGTCTTGTTCTTGGGATATAAATGAACTTCCAACAAATTTGCATGATAATTCAAAGTTAATTGATTTTTTTCATAATGATGTAAGAAATGAAAATTGTAAGTTTTTTTGTGAAATATACGACGATGTATTTTTACATTATAGAGCTGGTGGAAATTGGAGAAAAGAAGGTTTAGAATTACATAAAAGTTTATCTCAATTGTTAAAAACATGTTTATTATAAAATCTGAGTTAGAAATGTCTAAAATACCTAGTAGTTTACATGAAATAATAGTATTATAAATATATACTATTATTTTTCATTATCTTATGACGATACGCCACTTTCGACTGCACCTTCCGGATATCCACATTTATTTTGAATTCCCCACTTGGGAGGATTCCATATATTTATATTGTAGTCTAGTGGATTTCGGCGATATTCCACCGCAGCTAATATAAAAGAACTATCCCAATTTCCAACAACAGCATATGCGTTTAGCAAATACTCAAAATTGAAAAATCCGGCAAAATATTCGCGTTCCAATTCTTCATTGCTCATATATCCACTCTGTATTCTCCAAACAGCAGATTCGCGGTAATCATTTGGGCACCGGGTCTCATCTGTATTATACAATATGGTTATATCGTTATTGAGAGACTCATTATAACCAGTTATATACTCAACTGCCTCGTACGTATCACAACATAACACAATATGCTTAATATTATGTGTATTACACAATTCAATGCATTTGTCTGCATACAACTTCATATCAATATAATTGGTTTCCATTGATGGTCCCCAGACTTTATCACTTAATCGAATATGCATTCCAATATATTTCAAGTCTTCATCTTTTATTTTGCGATACAGTTGATTATTATTTAATATATTGCGAACATATTCATTTGGTTTGTATATTTTGTGCAATAAATCTTGATGGAACTCTTCTACACTTGGATAAGTATCTGGTTTAAATGCATATCGTTCTTCTAAATATTCCTTTTCATAATTATATTTTTCAACTTTTTCCGGGTCTATATCTGATTCTTGTATGGTAGATATATCATCATAATAATGATGCACTGTGTCTCCACGGAAAAATACTCGGCTCCCATTTTTTTTATAGAAAAATGCATAACCGTTTTTTATAGCCTGAATATATGCCCACTTTGCATGTATTAGATGTGCTCCAAATGGCCACCATAGGTGTTCTACTACTAAGGTAGTTGTCATTGTAAGTATAATTAATTATATTGGGTTATATGTATTTATATTAGTTTCGGTTTAATTAAATTTCACGATAATTTTAACGCTCTCTTTTTTAATACATTTACATGCAGAAACGGACAATTCTTCGCGCTTTTTACGGGTTTTATCGTTATTTGTAATAGTATCTTTATTGTCAATGGAGAACTTGCGCTTAGATGTGCTATTTCGCGCATTCATATCATTTTCTATTTCTTCGTAATTTGCCTTTATAAAATCGATGATTTTATTCTCTATAGCCCATTTGAAAAAATTGAGTTGACCAATGGTAGTTTCCATATATTTTTCCTCATCATACGGAATTGAAATACGTTCCCATCTACAAAAAGGATCGAATCGTTTTTTCGAGTACGCTTTTAATTTGAGTTTATAGTCGTTATATACCTTGAACCTAGTAAGTTCTTCTTGACCACTAATACGCTGGGTTTGTAAATCATATACGGTATAGTATTTTTTGGCGAAATTGGTGACAAACCAATCCACTATACGAAGTGATATTTTCGATTCGCCATTAATAATATTCATCATTTTGTGTATGTTCTCCTTATTTCCATAAAAATCCATTAGATTTCGCATTAATAAGTCATTCTGCGTATTTGATGAAATAGTTGCAATAGATGTCATTGTATGAATATTTTATTAAGCATTTTTTATATAGTTTTATATGGATTTATTGGTTTGTTTGTATGTTTTCCAAATAATCATTATTTAGAAATAACATAAAAATAGTGGGGGATATCGTTCATACATATACATAGATGTCTATGGAATCTGTAAATGTGTTAACAGTAACTGTTTTTATTGAAATTGCTAAAGGTTCTCATATTAAGTATGAATACGACAAGGAAAAAAAGGCATTGGTGTGCGATAGAATATTACATACCCCGTTCAAATACGAGTTTAATTATGGCTTTATTCCCGATACATTGAGTTTAGATGAAGATCCTATAGATGCGGTTATTATTATGGACGATGAATTGGTACCAGGGTGTTATATAGATTGTAAAATTATCGGGGTTTTAGAAACCGAAGACGATGCCGGCGTTGATCCTAAATTGATTATGTGTCCTATTACCAAAGTCGACCCCACTTATTCGAATATACGTCATATAACCGATTTGCCGAAAATGACGTTGGACAAAATTAAGTATTTCTTTATGCATTATAAAGATTTGGAGAACAAACGGGTAATTGTTGGAGAGTTTAAGGGTAGGGAAGAAGCTATAAAAGTATATAAGAGTGGGTTGGTTTGTAAAGAAAATTGAATATATCCTTTCCGTGCATAATATATTTACATTATAATAAAGTAATATAAATACAATACTCTAAACTATTCCATAATAATAATAATAATAATAATAATAATAATAATGAAGTGCTTAGCGAAAGACCGTAATAATAATGGATGTCGCAATAACAAAATGTGTGATACTAGGTTTTGTAAGTTTCATCAATATATGAATGATTATACAGACACTATGTTAGAGAATTTGAAATTATGTAGTGGGTGTTTGAAAATGCATTATATGGGAGATAGTGATTATTTGAGTTGCGAAGGATGCAGAAATCGCACAAAACCAAAAACAGAAATAGTATTATGCAAATCGGAGAATTGCAAGTTTAAACGATCAGATGAAAATGAATATTGTGGGAAACATCAGTTATGTTTGTTTGTGAATGAAACGGAGGCTTGTGGTAAAAAAGTATGTGTGAATTATGTGAGAGGGTGTAGAACACAATTGGATGTGACTTATAAATATACTAGATGTAGTGTATGTTTGAAAAAGGACAGGGAAAACGATAGAGTAAAACGAGGAAAAGCAGTGGAACAAAATGTGCAAATTGTAGAAAGTGCTATAGAAATTACACATAAATATTGCACAACTTGTTGTAAAGAATATTCTATAGATAATTTTCTTGGTGAAAAGAATAATATTATTACAATGACTTGTAAAGCGTGTAGAATACAAAATAAAATACAAGATGCGAAACGCAATAAAGAATCCAGATATATTCTAGAGAAGCAAAATAAATTTGCAACTTATGGAAAATATATAAAAGATACTTGCACACGTAATATTCCATTTGATTTGACATTTGAACAATATGAAAATATAGTCGGAGACCCTTGTTATTATTGCAATATAACGGATGACGAAAAAGGGTTTAATGGAATTGACCGAAAGAGGTCTGAAATAGGATACATAGTAGAAAATTGTGTGAGTTGTTGTAAAATGTGCAATAAACTAAAAGGAACATTGGATGACATTTGTTTTATAAAACGAGTTGGTCATATTATGAGTTATAACAATTTAACGGATACAGATATGTCATTTCCGGACTTATTCGGAAATCATATATCTGGTAATTATTGCAATTTTAATAGGATTGCAAAAGAAAGATTATTGTCATTTGAATTGTCAATTGAACAGTTTGAATATTTCACTAAACAAAATTGCTATATTTGCGGAAAAGAAAATACAGAAATCCACAAAAATGGAATTGACAGACTGAATAATGATATAGGATATATATTGGAAAATTGCAGACCGTGCTGTACGGAATGTAATTTTATGAAAGGAATATATAGTTATGATGTATTTATAGAAAAACTGAAATTAATCTATAATAAACATTTACAAACAATCCAATATACTACTATATCTAGTGATTATGTTCCAGAAATATATATTCAAAAGCATCAAAACCGAAAAATAAAAGAAAAACCATCTATAACAAAAACGACCGAACAAATCAAAGAAGAAATCAGGCAATGTAAACAAAAACAGAGAGACGAAATAAAAGAACGGTTATGTCATTCAAAATATAAAGAACTTAGAGCAATGAAACAGTGTAATAGCATATCCGATGTATTGAATTAGTGTTGTGAAACTGTTTTTTATAAATAATAAGTATTTTTATTATTTATAATTTTATTTATATTTTTAATTTATTATGTGTCACGAGCATCTGGTTAGCATATCTAATAAGTATTTTAATTAGAGTACGCCACACCAGCCCAAATACTCCACTCGATTTCTCGAGTGGTTGGACTGTATCTTAAGTCTACTCCGGTTGCTTAAACCATCATTATAGACCAACCACCATTCAGTCTCTGAGAATCTGTCATATCCTAGCTTAGCGGACTTAGACATAATCCTGCGGATTGCCCAATCCTTAACATTTTTACCGTACCCGAGTTCTATTCTCGGCCATATGTTGGTTTCCCGAACACATTTGGTAGTTAAGGCTCTAAGGGGTTTCCCGCAACGGGTAGTTTCGCAAAGAGTTGTTTTCTCTTCACTAGCACTAGACTTATAATCCAGGAGTCAAAACGAAGTTTCCACTAGCAGTGCCTGGTTGCTAGTGGCGTAGTACTTTTCTGCACAGATGAAACGATACATTAGATTAAGATGTAACAATCCAAGTATCAATTCGTTTATGCCGCTCATAACACGTAAAACATTGTAATTAACTGCGTACACTCTGACCTTAGCAGTGGCAGTTCCCGAAACAGTTGCAGAAGAAAGGACAAGCTGGAGAGTAGCATTGTCAATTCTGGAGAAGTTGCAGGTTCCAGATGGTTGGTGTTCCTCAGGGCGAAGAGCGAATGAGTACACGTTGATTCCGGTGTCTGGGTTGCGAGTGTGATGTTGGTAAGGTTGGACGACGTCAAAGTAAGAACCTTCTCGTTCAGAGAATCGGTCTTGGCCGTTCAGCTGCAACTTGGCAGTGACAACTGGGTTTTCACCCCAGCAGTGCATATCAATGGCAGTCTCGGCAAGAACGAAGGTGCCTGCATCAGAAAGACCAGAACTGTTTATATTACCTCCTTCTGTTGCAAAGTCAGCACCCCATCCAGCAGCATTGTTAGCAGATGCAGCGTCTAAAGCACCACCCATTTGGAAAAGACCAGAGGCGGTGATGAATGCAGATGTTCCAGAAGTCTCAGCAGGTCCACCGAAAGCGTGGATGGCGTTAGGTAAGGCATCAATGGCATCAGTGTAGTTGAATGGCTGGGCACCAAGGGTCTTGCAAAGAATAGATTGACCCTCTAATGATGAGCAATAATCAACGTTGGCATCAGGTTGAACAACCCAGATAAGCTCCTTTACGGGGTGATTGAAGTTAAGCTTGATCTTGTTGCTGGAAGATCCAACAGATTCATCACCGGTGAATTGAAGTTGCTCAATGAGGTATTCATGGGGGTTCTGGGCCATCTTTCGGCGCTCGTCAGTGTCAAGGAAGACATAGTCGACGTAGAGAGAGGCAGCAACCAATGAGGATTGGTAAGCATTAGTAACAGATAAGGTACCAGAAACAGCGCCAGAAAGGGTCTTGACAGCCCACAAGCACTCACCAATGGGTCTGAAATCAATGTTGATCTTGACTTCATGGTATTGGAGAGCAATCAAGGGAAGAGCAAGGCCGGGGTTTCTATTGAACCAGAACAACAAAGGAACATAGAGAGTGGTCTCTGGTAAAGCATTACGAGGAGCACACACTTGAGAAGGACCTCCATTGGCAGCGCAAGGTCCAGAGACGTTGGCAAATGATGGATCGGTTATGTAGTTAAGCTGGGTAGTGTGGCCAATCATCTTTAAGTATCCTCGCTTTTGTTCAGACGTGAGAGTAAGTTGGTTCCAGATGTGCATCCAGTCTCCGAATTGACGATCAATTCTTTGACCCCCAATCTCGACCTCAACTTGGGCAATGAGCTGTTCACCAATGAAATCCAACCAACGGGCATACACACCGTCGTTGTTAGAGCCAGTTGTGTTGATCATAGATTGGTTGATCTCTGGGAGAGTAACCTGGAGGTAGGTTCTGTAGGCAAGATCTCCGTTTCTTGAGATAGTGCAGGTAACTCGGCGACCAAAATCGGCTTGTCCTGAGAAAGTCTGTTCAATACTCTCAAGAGAGAAGTTGGTGTGTCTGCGGTATGAGACCTTCCAGAAGGTGATCTCAGGAGTTCCAGTAAGGAAAACGTCTTGTGCGCCGTAGGCGACTAGTTGCATCAACGCTCCGCCCATATTTTAGTTCGGGTTATATACTATATAAAGAAAATAATTTCTGAGAATTGCTAAATAATTATATTTTTATGAATTGCTAAATAACTTTCAAACCAACGAAGAATTAAAATGTACCATTTTAATTCTTCGGGGTCAGATACCAGTAGCAATTTGAAACGTGCACCCTAGCCATAGGCTAAGGGTGCGGTTTTAAATCTTCACTGGTACAAATACTTATTTAGGAAATGCGTTTATATACATTATGAATACTAATTATACCATACTATCATAATATAATTGTATAATTTCTATAGTTTTATCAGTATTATTAGTGAGCCAATAATTTATTTGATTTTTCAAAACGTCTAACCTATTAGCCCATTCTTTTGTTTTAAGTCTATTGATTGCTAAAATACCAGTTTTTTGTAGCTTCCAACATGATGATATTTTTACGCCATTTTTATCAATATAATCATCTGGGTTAAATCGAATGAAAATAATAGGCCTATGCCCCAAATCCCGCGATAACTCCATCAATCGTTTATTTTCACAACTGCAATCATATGCATTATGTTGATTTTCATCTATTTCTACAATAATAACTTGATAACCTAAATCCAATAATAAATCGGGACGCCTTTTCGAACAACCATCTGATATTTTTTTGTCTGAAAACCAAGTCATTTGTGGAAAAGTTTCTATAACACTATCTACAACAGTTTTTTCTTTTGTTTTATAATTTCGAGCTATTGGTTTATCTGGAAATAAGTTCATATAACAAAAAAGACAATAATTATCACATTTTGCGTGAGCTTGAGTTAAACACCACTCAGATAAACATATTTTTGCAAAAACATCTACCATTCCAATTTCTTTGTGATTCATACAATATTTAGCAGATTTAATATTTTTAAAATTATAAACTGCTCTCAACATACATCCATTTATAATACATTTCGCGTGAAATACATCCACCATTGTTTCCGTTTTATGAGTTGAACACATTTTAGCACGATGGCTACCTGGTTCGCTATATGTTGGAGATTTATTACATCCTATATGTTCGCATCTAACATGCTTTCCGTCAATCATTAACTCCAATTTATGTGTAGCACAAAACCTGGGTTGTGTATCTTCCAAATACTTATAAGACGGCGACTTAGAACATCCTTGATGTTCGCATCGTTTATGTTTTATATCCACCATATCAGCCAATTTATGTGCAGAACAATATTTGCCCACCTTTTCACCTTCCATATTAAATTGCGCAACAAGATTGCATCCAGGGTGTTGACAACGTTTTGATACTACATTTATCATTTCATCCGTCTTATGTTCCACACAATATTTAGCAGTCGAACTTCCTGCCACATTATAAATAGGAGTTGTATAACATCCCGCGGCAGCACAACGCTTGAGTTTGACATTGACCATTCCAACAACATGATGAGACATACAGTACTCTCCCTTCGTTTGTCCAGGAAAATTGTATATAGCACGTTTATCGCACTCTGTAAATACGCATAATTTATCTACTACATTTATCATCCCTTCTAATCGATGGGTACTACAATACAGGCCTTTTTTACCCCCGGCCACATTAAAATAAGCACTTTTATCACAGTTTTCAGCACATTTAGGCATTTTGTTTTTTGCAATATCTATTACACAATAGATATACCGATATCTTTATATCTTTTTTATTTTATAATATATTTAGCCCAATAGAATACCATATATTGCTATATATCTAAAAATATTTTTATAAACTACATAAACAGAAAGCCCATATACCGATATATACTGAATATGCGCCTCAATATTAAAAAGTTATCGGAAAATGCCCAAGTTCCAGTGTATGGATCGACTGCTGCAGCCGGTATGGACCTTTTTTCAGCGGTAGATCTAGTTGTTCCTCCGCAAACTCGAAAACTCGTTAGTACGGGTATTTCTGTGAGCTGGGAAACAACCGAGGGAGAATGGGATGAGCATCCCGAAAAATATTATTTACGTATTGCACCGCGTTCGGGTTTGTCCATAAAGAGTAATATCGATATTGGAGCGGGTGTGGTGGATAGTGATTATAGGGGCGAGATTTTCGTCTGTTTTATTAACAATTCGTTGGACAAGGAATACCAGATTAAACAGGGCGATAAGGTTGCCCAAATGATTTTGACCCGGTTCGAACAATTCAAGGACGTTGTTTTAGTAGAGGACCATACAGAAACCGCTAGAGGAGATGGTGGGTTTGGTTCTACTGGTAGATAAAAATAAAAAACTTAAAAAATAATTGCTATAAATGTGCTATAGCAATTATTGGCTGATATTTATAGTGGTATAGATGTTGCAGTTGGTGTTAGGCGCATATTTTGTAGAATGAAAGTGGCTAAATATTCTTCCTGAAAAACTTCGATTTTGTTTTCGTGTTTTTTGGAAAAAATATATTTGTCTTGAGATTTTTTCACAGACCAACCGTCATCGAGTGCATTCATTATAAACAACATTTTTTGGAGTTGGAGTTTATCGGCGGTACTTTGTGACATTTTTCTTTATATATTTAGGGAGTTTAGTAATTTTACGGGTTTTACGATAAAAATCATACATTTCCAATAAATCGACATAAAAACACTCAATCCTATTATATCATATAATACACCCTTACCATAATAATGCAAAAACAACATACTGCATCACAACAACCTCCATCAAAAGGTACCATTGACGAAAAACATACTGAAATGTTAAACCATTTTCACGCAATAGAAACCGAGCAAATACCCGAACTACAATCTAAAAAACTCTTATTAAAATCTCAATTAAAAGTTCTCCCCAAAAACCAAATCGATACATATATGGATATAAAAGACCAGATACGGAATATATCCCAACAGATTAAAACACTCAAATCCTTAAAAAAGCAATATCTCCTCGATAATTCCAAACACATTTTCGACTATTTCGAACAAAAGAAAAAGGTTTCCTCAGGCGATAATGGCCAAAATGTAAATGTTCTCAATTCCTTCTTCAAAATAAAGGCGAAGTCGGATGACTCGGCAACCGTCGCTGGCACAAAATACAGTCAATCCAAGAATACATATCACGCATATTGGAAAAACATCAATAATTCCATATTAAACATACAAGATTTCGTAGTTTCATCCGATGTTTGTGAATGCTGTAAAATAGGAGAACTTATTCCGCAAGACGAAGAAGGGATTCTCATATGTAATAACACGGATTGCGGTCAGTTTGTCACGTATATTGTGGATAGTTCCAAACCGTCCAATAAAGAACCGCCAAACGAAGTGTCATATACTGCATATATCCGACTCAATCATTTCAAAGAAATATTGTCGCAATTCCAGGCAAAAGAAACTACCCAAATCCCTGACGAAGTTATAGAGGCTATAAGAGCACGTATTAAAAAAGAGCGTATAACAGATATGTCTCTAATAAACTACGACAAAATGCGCGATATTTTGCGAAAACTCGGTCTCAATAAATATTTCGAACACATTCAATATATCAATTCTATATTCGGTATTAAACCGCCTATTATGAACGAAGAATTACACGAAACATTGTGCGTTCTCTTTATTGAAATACAGAAACCTTGGGCAGTTCATTGTCCGGCTAATCGTACTAATTTTTTTAATTATACTTATACACTGTATCAATTGTGTGTTCTCTTAGACCAAGTCCAGTACTTGCCATATATCCCTATGATGAAAGATAGGGAAAAACAATTGGAGCAAGATATGATATGGAAGAAGGTGTGTATGGACCTGGATTGGGAGTTTTTTCCAACGGTCTAATGACTAAGCTATAGAAAATTGATTTTTGTAAAATATATAAGTATAATACCATAAATACGTATATATTTTATTAGTATTCTAAAAATGACATATCATTTCGGCAGTAATGAATATTATCATTTAGTTGGAAGAGTATTGGTTAATGAAGAAGGAATATGTCGTGTTATACAGGGTTTACAAGAAGAACACGATAGTGTATATAGATTTACCGACGGAATTGCAGGAAACGCATACCGGGTATATGTTATGGTTGCGGGGAGTACCGATATGGAAAGTTTTCATTTCCGGAATTTCAGAGAGGTTATAAAAAAATATGGAGAACTACAGCCGGAAAAACCCAAGTCATTACTTACTATAATAGCAAATCGGCGTTCTTCAAAAGTAGATTCGCCACATCCTACTTTACGTAGTGATATGGATGAAAATACAAAACACCCCGATCTAAAAATGAAAAAATGGGCTAAAATACATCCAGAAAAATAATACTATGATATTAGACTTGTATTGTGGATACGTAAGTAGTAAAAATGAGGTATTTATGTAATTTATTGTATATATGATAATATTTGCGTTTATGCATTATTGATTATGTTTTGGAGCTTTCTGATTGTTTTCTTATTGTGTTTTTTTTGTGGGTTTCTTTTTGAAAAGGATACATTTTTTGGATAAGCTCGATGAACTCGGTTATAAACATATTGGTTCATACCACCATCTTGTGTATTTTCATTTTTGGGTATATCACTTACTCTAGAAATTGGACCAGTTCTTGATATATTTGAAGAGCGATTCACCGGTTTGTTTTCGTCATTTATTCTATCCAATTGATGTGAGTCTGTTATATTTGGGTTTGGTACAATGTTATTTTTAATGTCTATTTGAGTAGATATATTAGATTCGACGTTAGAGTGTAATAAATCTACTGGAGGTGTCGTATCTTTATTATTTTCAGTTTTTGGTGTGCTTGTTTCAGTAGGTTTATCCACAAACATATTTTGTTCTTGGACATAATCCGCTATAGAAGATGGAACCGATTGACCATCTGCAAATACTTCATATGCAAGAGAACCTGCATAAGACTGAACCTCTGTATCTTTATTATCTTTTACAATAACATTATCTTTGATATATAATTTACCATTGAGTTCAAATATTTTCAATGTATATAAACGTCCACCAGTTACATCATTTGGTATTTTTGAAGATGCTGTAGGTTTACTAGGAAACATAGGTACGCTAATATTTTGCTTATATAATATATAAACAAAATAACAATACGATTTTTGCAAAGAACTTTGTAGACTAATTGATAATAAGAAAAATGAGCTACATTATAAGTGAGCTACTAATAGGGTCGCAAATATTTACTGATGGTCATCAAAATCAAAGCACAATGGTATTTCTGACTTATTTATAAATACAGTCATCGGCTCTCTATCCATTTGCGAAGTCCAAAAAACATACTCATCTGCCAATTCATCCGTAAATCCAATACAAAATTCTACTCCTAAACTTTTAAAACAAAAACAATTCGAATATTTCAATGGCTTCAAGCTTTCTTTTTCCAGTAGTACTAACATATGATAATAATGGCGGGGATTATGATCTTCACTAAAATGTACTACACCCAACATACCATCTTCACGTTCTATAAAAGTAGTAGATCCACGCACTTTATTAAAATAAGGAGCAGAAACCATATGACTCATAACTATTTCTAAACTTCCCGTAGTCGAATTTATGCGACCTACTTCCAATGGAAACCATTTATAAATAAACAAATCTTCTACTTGACCAAGGCCTATCCCTCTAGAAATAGGTATCCAATTTTTCTCACACCAACTTTCAACCGGTGGTAATACGACTTTGACATTTGAAATAGTATGATCATACACCGAATAATCGCCTATAACCATATTATTCTTACCATTGGGCGAATAATCTACATTTGTTGCGATAAACTTTACTTCGGTGTCGGTGGTTTCCGACTGATATAACCGAACATCTTCGAACCCTCTAGAAAATACATTACCTGCATATTGTGGTATATCTATTTGTTCAGTTATTAGTTTAAACGTGTCTGCTATTGGACTAAAGTCTGCATCTAATTCGCACAGCATATTTTTGTTTTCAATAATATGTATATTCGTAGGATAGCCATAGCACCCATTATTGTATAACCAATAATTTACATACCGCGTATTTAGCCATCTGCGACCATCAGAGGTTTTTAAATACGATGACGAAGTTGGACGAAATTGCGCTATAACCGGGAAATTATGTTTGACTCTGGTCGAAACCGACAGCATATTTTTCGTAATAAAATCCGCCGAAATGGCTGTTATAATACTGTCATTATGATTCGCCGAATATAATTTAGGTTCCAATCGCTTGACAGTTTCTATCCAAGCCCATAAATTAACGTCCCATACAAGTTTCTTGTATTCATCCAAATATTCTACTAAATAACCTTGATAATCTTTCCATAATTGTTTCAGTGAATCCACATCACCTGCAAAAAATCCTCCACAAAATCGCCAATTAATTGCATTTGCTAATTCATCCATATTTTCAATATGAACAGGCGTTGAACATACCGGAAAAATAAGCATTTTTTCCGAAAAAATACGTTTTGCAAATTGATGTATATACCCATATGTTTTATGTTTCTCTGAAAACAAATAAGTTATATTAAAATCTATATAAGCAAAATGTTTAGTATTCCATGGATTATGTTGTACAACACGTTCTACCAATTCAATTTTAGAAAGTGAAATGGATAAATGATCTTCTGTATCTTTTTCCAAATTGCGGTATTTTGGTAGACTATACGATTTTTGTTTAAGTTGTTTAAATACCCACAATTCGGATTTTTCAATAATTTCTATATTAATATTGGTTGCGCCTTGTAAAAATGCGATTTCGTCTGCATTTTCTGGAGATACAAAAATATAAAGCGGAACCCCTATAGATACTAATTCTGCTAAACGATCTACATTCCATTCATCATTATGTTGCGACTGATCTTTATCGTGCAAATAAGAAGAAACAAATGTAAGTGTGTACTCAGGTTCTCTAAAAAAGTTTGCCATTTATGCTAGTTATGATAGTTAGTATGTGTTTATATGTTTTAGAAAATTGATTATTTTTTTATATTATTGGATATATGTAATTTATCTTATCGATTATTATATCTAGTCAACTATACCTATAACTGTATCTTTAACCTTACAAAAATGTCTAACCTCATTCTCATTTTCGACGTTGAAACAACCGGGCTTATTCCTAAAAGAGAACCTTCGCTTGATTTATGTCCATATATATTGCAACTCAGTTTTATAGTATTCAACGTGAAAACTCTAACCGTCGAACAGACATACAATACCTATATCAATGTTCCATCTAAGGTCCGAATACTCCCAGAAATCGAAAAACTTACCGGCATAACCCGAGCAAAATGTAGTCGTGGCATTGTAGTAGTCGAAGCATTAAATGCCCTATACTATGCATATATCCGATGCAGTAAAATAATTGCGCACAATATTGAGTTCGATAGCAAAATGGTTTGTATCGAATTGGCGCGCAACCCGGGGCGCAAAACGCGTCATTTATGTGATTTGCTAAATACAGGATACGAACAAGCTAACCAAATGGAGCGATATTGCACTATGGCTAACAGTGTAGATTTGTGCAATATAGTGATAGATGCAATTGATAAACGCGGTAAACCATATAGATACAAAAAGTTTCCTAAATTATCCGAACTATACCAGAAATTATTTGGTACTATTCCCGAGAACTTACACGATTCAATGGTGGATACGGCTGCCTGTTTGAAGTGTTATATGAAAATGGCGCACGATGTTTTATTACCATAAGACCACAGGACTCATTCGTCTAAAAGTATTTAAAATATTATTATGATTCTACAACAACCCAAAAATAAAAAAACATTTTGTATAAAATAATGTATAACTGATATGTTATTTTATGCATTTTTTTTGATAGCACACCGTGTTACTCAAATATCATTATAATAATATGTTCAAAATAAGTTTTTGTTTATTGATGTCGGCGGTCCGTGGCCAAATACAATCATATATATCAATATCAACGCAGCCAATATAATACTGCGATTTTCTGCAACCTCTTGTTTCTGTTTTAGTATAAAAATCATTACAAGATATAACACAACACCTATAACCGCGGAATGCAATAACATAGTTCGTCCGTTCTCCATTTTCTATATATAATATTGTATATAAAAATAAAATATCGATTGCCTAAAGACTTTTACGCTAAAGACTTTTACGCTAAAGACTTTTACACGGAAGACTTTTACGCTGAACACATTTCACAGATTTCATCATGTTCTTCTACTACTTTACCTTTTTCCGGTTCAATCGTAAATTGTTGTGCTTGATGTCGCCCCCTGCGTCTCAAATAATAAATGCCCGTTTTTAATCCTTTTGACCACGAATAAAAATGCATCGATGTCAACGAAGAATAATTGGGGTCTTCTAGCCATAGATTGAGACTCTGACTTTGGCAAATAAACGCTCCCCGGTCCGCCGCCATATCTATCAAATGTCGCATTGGCAATTCCCATACAGTCTTGTATTTATCGCGGATTTCTTGCGGAATAATATCAATATGTTGGATGGATCCATTATTGGCGATAATATTGTTTTTGACCTTTTCATTCCACAAGTCCAACTTTATCAAATCATTCATAAGATATCGGTTGGCCATAATAAACTCGCCTGCAATCGTCCGTCTGCTATAAATATTGCTCGTGATTGGTTCAATGCATTCATTATATCCCAGGATTTGCGAAGTAGACGCAGTAGGCATCGGTGCCAAAAGCAGTGAATTGCGTAGACCGTGCGCACGTATATCAGCCTTTAAACTGGTCCAGTCATATCGACCCTCTGTAGGAACCACTTTCCACATATCATATTGCAATTCGCCTAAACTCGCAGGAGATCCCTCAAAAGTAGAATAAGGGCCTTCCACTCTAGCTATATTACACGATTCCACTAAAGCCGCGTGATAAATGGTCTCAAATACTAGGCGGTTGATGCGTTTGGCTTCATCGCTAATAAATGGATAACCCATCATCATAAACACGTCGGCCAATCCTTGTACACCAATACCAATAGGTCTATGTCTCATATTACTTAGTCGGGTTTTTTCAGTGGGATAGTAATTGACATCGATTATACGATTCAAGTTATATGTCACAGTCTGGGCAACGGAGTGGAGTATTTCGTAGTTGAAAACTGGGGGATTTTGTGTAGTATCCACGAATGCCGGGAGAGCAATACTCGCCAAATTACAAACGGCAGTCTCTTTATCGTCAGAGTATTCGAGTATTTCTGTGCATAAGTTTGACGACTTAATAGTCCCCACATTTTTCTGATTGGACTTCATATTGCACGCATCTTTATATAACAAATAGGGCGTCCCGGTCTCCATCTGAGCATCCAATACTTGAAACCACAATTCGCGGGCTTTGATTGCCCGGCGCCCCTTACCAGATGCCTCATATTTCTCATATAACTCTTTGAAAGCTGGGCCATAGAGATCTGATAGACCGGGACATTCATCCGGGCACATTAATGTCCACATACCATCCGATTTAACCCTCTCCATAAATAAATCCGGTATCCACAGAGCATAAAACAAGTCCCGGGCTTTCAATTCTTCGTCCCCGTGGTTTTTTCGCATTTGCAAGAAATGTTCTATATCCGAATGCCACGGTTCCAAATAAATGGCAAACGAACCATTGCGTTTTCCACCGCCGTTATGTACCAATCCTCCTGCCAACATATAGTTATGCTGAGTATGCATTTGCAAGTCATACACTAATCCATTATAATGTTTTTCAGTAATCGAAACAACCGGAACCAACCAACTATTGTCCTTGTAAGCTATACAATTCTTAGGTAATATACCCAAACGCAAACGTAGATATTGCAAATCTACCGATATCTGTGGAATATCATCACTACTACCGAGTCCTTCTAAAATCTTAGCCACTTTATGCTCACTCAAATGAATCCATCTTTTACCAACCCGGAGTTTACCATTTGTCATAAAATCGCTCTTTGTAAACGGCAATACCGTATTTCTTTCCCACATAATCAGATTATAGTAATCCATAAATCGAATCTCATAATTGATTGCATTTGCGCCAAAGAACTCGGCCAATGCATCGATTTTATTTGGACTATGAGCAATATACATCCAATTTGGTATTGTACGGTGAGACGATATAACGTTCTCGTTTTCCAGTTTTTGTGCAATACACATTCCTGATAATATTAAACCATAGATATAACACATCTCAGTTGACAATCCAGGATAATTGAAATCAACTTTTGGAACCCTGTGAACAATATAATCGCCGATTTCAACGTCTTTTGCATCCACCCACTCTGGATTTTGGTGTAACAGATCATTTGGAAATTGCGACCGTTTGACTACATAAATCGGGTGTTCTGGAGTAATATTTAACGGTTGTCCATCTAATGCCGTTTTTATTTCGTACATCGGTCCATCATACGGATGTTCCAAGACTTTTTTTATATACTCGAATTCCCCGGCTCGGTTCTCCACTTCGGTGTCATCTGCAATACAATCTTCTATAGCAATAGGTCCGTCTTTTGTGTATATAATTGTATTGGGCTTAACACATTGATCAACATATTTAGCCGTATTATTAAATACGCG